CCCCAAGATGATAGTGACCATTATTAACTCAATCAATGTAAATCCTTTTTGATTTTTTATCATGACCAATCTCCTCTCTACTAACTTATGGTGTTAGTGTTTTATGCATTTGTAATGGGTTCTCAATATCTGCCACAAGTAAGGCAGGTGCCTTTGCAGTTGTTCCACTACCACTTCCAGGTATCACAAGATAAATGTATCCACCATCCTGAAAGGGTGAGTCAATTCCTTGATTACCAAAGTTCTTCTTAAAGGCAACTGCACCATCTTCATCAAAACCAACATCTACTTGATGAACATTATCACTATCTACACTCATCCAACCACCTTGTAATGCATCTTCATCATCTACTGCCGGTGAAAACACATATACGAAATCAGTTAGGTCTGAAGTATATCCAGTTATACCAATTAAAACATCTTCAAGATATGTTTCTAATGCCTCATCTGTATCAGTATCGGCAGGTAAATCAAATCCACCTACTTTTGAGTCGTATTTAGATTGTCCAGGAAATCTTCCCTTACCCTCTTCAGATACTGCCTCATTATAATAGTTGTTTGCTACGGTCAGAATTTTATCAATGTTTGCCATCGTTTTCTTTTCCTTGGCACCTGCACCAACACTACCAAATTTAGGGGCAGCAGTTGTCGCGAGAGTTGCCATCATTGCAGTAGTAACTGCAAATTCTGCAAGAGAGTTTCCACTCCTACTTTTTATTTTTTTAATTAGGTTTATCAACATGATTTTTCTCCTTTAATTAATGTTGTTACCTATATACTACAAAAAGCATACCAAACCGCGTAATTTTTGAAAAATAATTTAATTTATTTTTAAGTCTGTATATATGTGAAGTTAGAGATGAGAAATTTTAAATAATATTAGGCATTAAAAAACCACCGAATTGGTGGTTAATTATTTTTGTATTGAATTGTTACATTAAATGTAACATTATGTGAAGTGTGGTTACACTCCTTTAAACATATCCCAAACATGTTTAAATAATAATCCTAAAAAACCTGTTCCAATAACACCTCTCCATTTTTGAGAATCCTGTCTAAATTGTGTGTTTTGTTTTGTTTCTGCCCATAATCCCTCATGTGGATTAAATAGGTTTTCTTTGATAAACTTTAGATTTTCTTCAGTTTTGACATGTGCAGCATTCATTTCTACTTTTAAATCATCAATTGATTGTGTAATATTATCAATTTTATTATGAATTAAGTCAAATTCTGTTCTATCTTTTTGGTTCAAGGTAATTCTCCATAGTTTGTATTCTATTATAAATATCTAACTTCTAAAAAACTTATATGGAAAACAACTCATTAAAAAAATTATTTTTTCTACTGATTTTTGTAATTCTCTTTGTGATAAATCTATTTTTATTATTGTGTTCAATGTAGTTAAAAACTTCCATAGATTTGTTCATACATTCAATGTATTTTTCAGTAAGTATGTTGTCCATAAAATCTATCTTTTTAAATCTATCATCATCTCTTAATATAATTTTTAATGATTTTACTTCTTCCATGTGACTTATTACATCCCCATAACTACTTTTCCAATCAATACCCTCAATTTGTTTTGACAACAACCATTCTACATAATAACTCCAATGTCGTTTTAGATTAACAAAATGAACTTTATTCAAATCTTTAAATTCACTAACTTGTTTTATCCTTGTATGTAAATCTATAACTGAATGGTTATGAAAAAGAACTTTATCTTTTTCTTTTGTATAGACATCGTATAACCTATCAACTAAATCTGGTCTATTCGCAATCATATTATCATGCCATACATGACCCTCAAAATATCCTCTCAAATCTTGGACTTGACCAGATAAAAATCTTTCCATTGGATTTCTATATATAAATACTTTTAAATAATCTTCATATTTTTCATAATCAATCTCATGTCCATAAAATTCACCTGACTTATGTCCACATGAAAAATGTTCATAATTAACATTTTTTAAATAAATGTTTCTAATGTGACTTGAACCAAGTTTGGCACCAGTATATATCATTATTTTACTTTTAGGTATTGTAAATACTGATGCCATACTCATTATTTTTTATAACTTTTCTTATAAGGTCTTCTTTTTCTTGGTTGTGGTTTACTTTTTTTAGTAACTCTAAATATCTCTTGTTTTAGTGCATTTCTTTGTGCCAGTAACTCTTCTACTCTATTATCTAATTCAATAACTTGGTCTCTTTGTCTACTATCTTTATTAATATTAACAAACCCTAATACTAATACTCCTAAACAACTACCAATCAATAATCCACATCCAAATGCAATCCATGCCGATTCAATCATTTTATTCTCCTATTATTACTACTCCTGTATTACCATCCCATGATGGTTCTACATTAAATTTTTGTTTTGAACATTCCTCTTTCACAATGTTCTTCATTTTTTCACTATTACCTGTGATAACTTTAATTGGAAAATTACCCATATTATATTGTAATATAACCCAATTTATTAATTTATCTTTTACTTCTTCGTGTTTCCAATTATGTAAATCAATTTCTACCATCTTTTATCATTTTGGTGGCCCTACTCGTCTTTTTCTCTCAAACAACGACATTTCATCATCAACTATTGCCTTTTCTTCTTTCCACCAATCGTATCCTTGTGATTGTGATGATGGTTTTCTTGTAGTTGCCTCATATATTCTATCATATTCTGTTCTTGTCATAACTTTCCATAAATTACTAAAAACTTCTCTATCAGGCATCTGTTTTACACCTTGAAAATAAGTTGTTGCACCACCAATACCAACATCACTTGCAAGGTTTGCAGAAAACACAATTTCATCTTGTTTATTAACTAATACATATTCCACATTATTACTCCTAATTTAATATTATTCCGAATGTCCTATCTTTATATTCTCCATACCAATCAGTAAAGGACACATTTACATGAACGGTATCTCCAACCATAGTTTTTACTGGCCCAAATATCGTATTTACTTCACCATATGTTTCGGGTTGTGTTGATGGGTATGATGAACCATTTACGGTTGGAACTTCAAATCCACTAAAATGTGTTACATAAGTTGTATCATAAGAGACATATTCTAAATCATCTGTTACTCCTCGTTTAACTATGTAACCAAGTGTATCACCAATTGTCCAATAGTGTGTAGAACGCCATCTTACTGGTAACCATTCCATGTCATCTCTTTCCCACCAATCATAATCTTTACCCTCACTTGTGATATGTGCAGTCAATCGTTTTATTGATTGCCACTTATTCATATCAAGAGACATATGATAATAACCATTTTCATCTTGTGGTAACTCTACACTCAATTCAATATTGAAGTCAGGATAATCATATTTTGTATCCTCACATCCAATAAATAATAATAAACTAATTCCTATTAGGATGTTTTTTATTGAACTTCGTGTTTTGTTTTTTATTAATTTCATCATAACTTTTTTTCTTCCTTTTTGGTTTTATTTTTGGTTGTATTCTTTTACGGAAAGTCTCTTCTTCCAGTTCTTCCCATTCTTCCCAATCATATTTCGGCATCTATATTACTCCTAATATACTAATTTTTTATTGTTAATGTCAAGCACTTTTTTAATTTCTTTTACCACACATGGTTCTTATTTTTAATTTCTCAATAACATCAAGAAATTCCTCAACACTATATACTTTTCCTTTCTCATCAAGAATAGTATAATTCTCTATTGATTCAGGACTTATATTCATCATGTTATTCAGTGCAACCCAACCTTGTTCAGGATAGAATTTACCCAAACTTTCTTCTCCCAATATATTACTACTGAACATTAGGTTTTCTTTTGATTCATTTTTATGTATTATAAAGTATGTCATGAATATCATTTGCTACTATTTCGTAACCCTTTGTTGATGGATGTGCTCTTCCTTTGATAAATTTCTCTTCATTCTTTCTACTTTGTATATCCAATCCTCTTTCAAATAATGTAGGTTCTTTCTTATCTAATAACATATTTGTAATAGAACTATTTGTATATAAATAGTTTTTCTCATCAACAAAATCAGGTTTTTTATAACTCTCTACCGTATTTACAAACAAATAACCTTTAACATTTGGTGTATTATCAAGTAAGTGTTTTACCTTTAACATCCAACATTTATATATTGTATTAAAATACTCCTCATCATAACAATAAATTAAATAGTCTTTCCATAATTCATTATTTTTTGTATCTGTAAGATTAGGATGGTCATACTTATCCTCTCTTAATATATTTCTTCCCCATGAAGATGCAAAATCTAAAAATGGTAAGTTTTCCCTTAAAAAAGAAGTAACACCTACAACACAAAAACTCTCATCAACAAATGGATATTGTTCTATACTTGATAATATTTCTGTATTATTTGAACCATTATAACCATGATTAGTTGTATTCCAATTTTTTTCTTTTAAAAAGTAATCAATGTTCATTTTTCTATCATTATCGTAATCTGCACATGACCCATAAATAAAACTATCACCAAACAAATCAATTATCATTTTTAATTAACTCCTCTTCTGAAGTTTGTAGATTAGTAATTCTAATTTTTAATATACCTAACTCAAAAGAACCAAAGTCTCCACTATCGTTAATTATTTCAGGTAACTTCATAATGTATTGAAAATTTTCATCGTTTAATCTTTCACCATCAACTCTAACAACAACACCATTTTTAGGATATGCCCTATCACGATGAACTCTTCTTCTTAATGAGTAATCAGTTCTTGGTTGTTCATTCTTTATATACTCTTGTAGATAACCACCATCTGGAACAAATATATTATTACACCATGGTTCACAATTAGATAAGATACTATAATCACAATAATTCTCAATCACAATACCAATATCATATTTAGGTGAAATGATTGGTTTCATATGTTCATCATGTTGAACTACACTTCCCCATTTTCTGATAAAGTTTCTCATGTTTTTAGTGGTAGTCTCAATCCATTCAGGACTATCTTTTCCAACTCCACCTCCAGACATTGGGTTAAATCTACTACCACGACAAGTCATATGATATACAAATCCTTGCCAAGTCTGTATAAATTTTGTTCCATTTAAATGTAGTCTATTAAAGATATCACTATCTTCTTTTGATTGTGGTCTGAATAATTTATCGTGACCACCTATTTTTTGAAAATCTTCTTTATAGATTGCCCATGGTGCAAATACTCCCTCGGTGTATTTATCTTCTGAATATTCCCTATCATTTTCTAACCAATCCATTAATTCTTGTTCCTTAAAATTATCAGGTTCTATTCCAAAATCTTGTAATATTTTCTCTGGGCCATCAGGATGTAATGGTGGTTCTATTCTTGTAAGTGATACAACTTTACCTGGTTCTAATAAATTATCTATCTCTACATCTGCATTTGGACACAAATACATATCAGAATGAAAGAACATAACTCTATCATTAGTTGCATATTCATTTACTAATTTATCATATAGTATTGTAAGACCTTCTCTTTCAGGGCCTTTGTTTACATGAAGTTTAATATTTTTATCTCTCTTCATCCAAACTAATATATGTTCTAATGTTCCATCTGTTGAGGCATCATCTGCAAAACATATTTCATGTTCTACTGATGAGTTTTTACGAATACTTTCGTAACACCATTTCAAATAAGTTAAATTGTTTCTACTTGGTATTATAAAACTAATCGGTTTCATGTTGTTCCATCCACTCTCTTAAATGTTCTAATCGTTTCTCTTCACTTGGGAATGCTCCTTTATTACATTTTCTACACATTCTAAGTTTATCTCTATGTCCTTTTTTTAGTGTCTCTCTGTAATGAGTATATGAATCATTAATCCATACATCTTCAATTCTTTCATTCAATACATTACCATGTATCACTTTATATTCCCAATCACAACAACATAACAAGGCATCCCCGTTCCATTTGATATACATTTGTGAACTTGGAAAATGACAATCTTTTTGTGGAACTGGCATATCAGGATTCACATTTGTTAAACCACCACGATTCCAAAATGTAAATGGGCCGAAGTGACTATCCTTTGACATACCCTTTTTCATTTGTGTCACATTGTAATTTGATGATAATGTAATGAAACATTTACCATTAACACCTTGGAATGGTTCCAATTGTTTTAGTAATTTAGTGGCATATTTATCATCAAAATAATCATCTATTTGTATTGAAGTTAGTCCTGCATCAATCATGTCACCAAGAAACTCTGTGGTTAATCCTGTTCCATTTGTATTAATTTTTATTGGATTTTTTGGTAAATATTTTCTTGTTATTCCAATTATCTCTACCATTCTATCTTTATCCATTAATGGTTCATTCATAAGATAAGGTGAAACTCTACCAGTAAAATTTAAGTCTGCCAAGTTCTTTACTATTTTGGTATAGTTTTCAATAGACATTATATTATAAGGAATACCTTTTTTCTTTCCCTCTAACCTATCCCATATCATATAATGATTAGGACAAAAGTCACATTTCAAATTACAAAATTCTATTGTTTGAATTTGTATCTGACCAAATAGTGGAAATCCTTCTATTTTTGGTGGTTCATAACCTAATGATAAGTGTGGATTAACTGCATCATGTGTTGCAACATCTTCAGATGGAACACCAATTAATATATCTCTAATTGGATAAAACTCTATGTGTTTGTTTGGTTCCAATGTTTTAACCACGCCTCCTCTGTATAATAATCATTAAATCTTTTCAATGCAGTCTCACTACATAATTTATAAAACTTTTCATCCTTTAGTTTCTTACCCAATTCAACTGCCTTATCCAAATCACCAACATCTACTGAAGTTAATGGATGAATTAACTCTTGTGTATCTAATCCCTTGTATCCAATACATGGTATTCCATGAAATCCACAATTCATTGCAAATGTCCCTGCGGCATGTGTTCTCATTAAATGAACACCTATATTATATTGTGATAAACAATTTATCCATTCTCTCCAACTCATATAAGGTAGATAATTTATATCCTCAATCAAACTTTCTTGTTCTTGTTTCCTACCCATTGATGGTGCAGATATAGGGTCTCCAATCTCTCTTGCCACCATATAAGAATCAAATCCACCATACCAATTAACAAAGTTACCACCAATCATTGTTGCATCTCCCCATTCATTTCGTGGAATTAATCCTTCAGGAATCATCAAACTTCTCATCACTCTTACATCTTTACAACCTAATCCTAAATAATAATTTACATCACTTTCATTATGACAATATACCCAATCGGCATCTAATAATGTATTATAATAATGAAATTGATTTTCAATAGTATAGTCTTGGAAATACCAATGTGGGCCTTCTTGCATTACTGCAACCTTATCACAATATTGTTTCATTTGATTTAAATCTACATTAGGATTATTTTTTGGTATAATAACAATACCCAAGTCAAAGTGTTCATTTGTGAAAGGGGCTTCTCTTGGACTTTGACCTATCGGACACCACTCTGCATCTAATGCAACACTCCAACCAAATTCTGTTCTGGCATTTTCAAAATCTCTTGGAACTTTACCTCTAATTTGACTCTCTGAAAAAAATACTATATTCATAACTCTGATATTGTTTTGAACTCTATTGTGAATTGTAATAATAAATAGTCTAAAATTCTCTGAAAATAGTTAAAATTTTCTTCATTCCATGTATTATCATTCCAATCTCCCTGTATGTGTGACTGAAACATAAATGTGTTACCATATAACTTTACATCATCACTTTGATGAATACCATCTGCACCCCAAAATAATTTAGTGTCAAATCGTATACCTTGATTTATTTGTTCATGTTGTGCAACCCATTCAAAGTTTTCACTAACTACCTCTGCAGCCTCTTGTGATATTCCCCAACCTGGTGCTCTAAATCCTTTTGGTTTGTGTCCACATTGTTCCCATAGGTTTAAACTATCTCTAACTCTATCTACTGCCTCATCTTTATTTAATTCTAAAAATTCTTGTTCACCTATTTCTTCTTTGGTGTATTTTTTGACATCGTGATAGTGGCCGTGATTACTCAACTCTACCCAATCAAATTGTTTCCAATACGAAACCCAATCTTTTGTTAATGGATATTCATTATGATAATAACTCGGACAAAATAAATTAAATTTAACTCCATATTTTTCATTGAGTTCTTTTAGATACTCTACTTGAATATCACCCTCACAACCCCAACCTTTTTGTGGATGTAAATCATCTATTGCAACTATTAAATTAGTGTTTACCATATCTTATCCTATTCCAAACTCTTTCGTGAAAATAAAACATTATCATTCCTGTTACATTCATAATTACTGCATTCCAAAATGGTATCTCTGTAAAACTCATTGATAATACTAACCATGAATTACTAAATGCAATCAATCTCCAACTAATTGATTTACTTGTAGACCTACTCCTTGTCTCTTTGAATACTTTCATACTCATTATAAAACTCCAAATTATATTTCTTTGACAAAACTTTTACTTCATCATTAAAAACTTTTATTTGTTCCTTACTTGGTAATAATTTATCATAAGAATACGATGGTATCATTACTCTAAAATCTAAAAAATTAAATCCCTTTTCTTCTGCAAGTCTAAAAATATCTCTAACTTCAACAATATTTTCATTTGTAAGAATTACGACATACTTTAAATTTGGTTTAGAACCTACTTTTTGACTATTAATATAATCAACTCTTTCCCATAAGTGTTTCCAATCTTTTGGTTTTAATCTACGAGAGTCACAATATGTTTTTTCAGTTCCTGCAGATATATTAATTTCAAGTCTGTCTACCTTTACATCTACAATTTCTTTTAATTGTTTGTCTGTTAGTCTTGATAGATTAGTAAATACCTTTAAGTAAAATCCTTTTTCTTTTGTGTATTTAATCATCTCTGTCATTTTAGGAACTAAAAATGGTTCACCACCACCACTAATTGATATCCATCTACAACCACCCATAGAATATAAATCATCAATAATATTTTTATATATATCAAACTCAATAAAATGTTTAGACCACTCTTTCCAACCATCCCATTGTTTACCATCGTCTAACATATCTTTTGACCACGACCAACAAAAATTACATCTATGATTACAAGGATTACCAACTTCAAATTGAAATTCTGTTGGTGCCGACATTGGTTTACCACTCAATATTCCTTGTCTAACTTCTGTAGGGAAATATTTCTCTATATTCTCCCAACTATCTAAATTATCTTGAATAACATTTTCTACGGTATAATGTGGACAATGAACACAAGAGTCATTCCACTCTTCATTCATTTCAGATAAATTATTTTTTAAGTTTTTTCTTAACTTAAAATATTTTTTAGAATTCCAAAATTTTTTAAATGAACCATCTTCACCATAATCACCTATACTTGGAACTGAACCACAACATAACCAATATTTTTTATCAGGCGTTATCTTTCCAAATCTATAACCTATATTACACTTTGGAAGTAATTCGTTCATTTACCAACTTACTTCCCAATCTTTAAACTCTGATGCAATACAATCTATCTTGTAGTCTTTTCTACCACCAACTCGTTCCATAATTTTGTTCACGGCAGTGTTTCTTATACCATTAAGTCCATGTGTTAACATTAAATTATCGGAACCTCTTTCACCTTTCCTAACCATTGACTCATTATACCAAATATGAGCATTCATTTGTGATAAAACTATAACTGCTCTGATGAATTCACCATCAATTTTACCACCCTTTTCTTTAAGTATTAATTCAATATCATGAACCATATCTTTCATCTCTTTTGCATAGTTATCTTTATTCTCAGGTATAAATACCTCTTTCAACTGATGAATACTTAATCTATCAATTAATTCACCTAATGTTGGTAACCACTTTCTACTTTTTGACTTCATCTTTAAACTCCTCATATGTATTAAATTTAACTTGTCCTTGGTCTTCAAATCTCTTAATGTTCTTACGACTCATTTTAGTAATTATTTGAAACCAATTATTATCTCTTCTTTTTTCGTGTGTCATTTTATCTTGGTCTTCATCTTTGACATAAAGTCTTTTTCTTGGATGATTTCTATTATGAACCTTTAGTATATTCTTAATAACAAATTGTCTATAATCACTACCCATCATTTTCAAACATGATATTAAAAAACTTGTATCATCACCAACCATAGAAACTGCAGGTGGTAAGTTAACTCCACCTCTCACTAAATCTGATGACATCACTAAACAACTACCATCAAATTTTGGTTCTGTAATCAATTGAACATCAAGTTCTTTTGTTTTGGAATTAACTTCTTCCATTTCTTCTTGTGTCATAGTGTATCTAATAGACCAAGGTGATGTTAATGCCTTTCTTGTATCTTCCTCTGTATCCATATCATAATATGGTTTATTAGTAAACTCAGGGTGTTCTAAAACTCTCCAAGTCTCATCCCACATTTTTCTAAGTGCAAATGTTAATGTATATCTGTAGATTTCTTGAGAGTCTGCATATTCTTTTACACCCTCTAATACATGAAAGAATTCTCTTGGTAATAAACAATCACTTTCACCCCACACTAAATAGTCACAAGGCATACACCATTTTAAATTGAAATCTCTTCTATAGTCTGCAATACAATATGGTTTATCTGCCTGATAAACATTACTTTTTACCAACACTCCCCACTTACTAACTTCAGAACATTTTTCATTAAATCTTTTGATTAATTCTTTTTTAGTAATTACATCATCATCTACTGATTCAAAGAATTCTGATATATTAAAGAATAAATCCACAATTATATTTTTGGGATTTTCTACTATTTCAAGTGCTCTTTTTATTGAATTTAGATACTCATCTAACATCTCAATCTCATAAAACATTACATGACAACCTATTGCATATTTATTTTTTAAGTTCATCAAACAACTCCATTTGGTTTTTATCTTTTGGATATGGATTAAACCATTCACCATATTCATCTACCCACAATTCCCATCCACGAAGATTTTCTCTTTTACTTCTCTTTTCATCATACATGAGATTTAATTGTATTGTCTCTAACATATCAGGTGTCAATCTATCACTACACTCTAAAACTATTGGTAGTTTACTATGTCTAATTTTCTTCATAGTTTTCCTTAATTTCATTCCATACATTCATCATTAATTGATTTCTCATTTTCTTTTCAAATCCATTAAAGTGCCAAACATAACCAACTTCCCACATAGGACATAGATTACTTTGTAATACACCTCTTAAATGTAATTGTGATAAGTTAAATCTTTCATCAAGATAGTTTAATTTATGTTCACTTGCCCTTATCATATAATTAATTGGTGTTTGGTCTGACCCTTTTTTCAATGTTTCGTGTTGTCTTCTTCTTAACTCATCTTCATTTTCAAGATAAAAATCCATAACACCTTTACACCAATCTTTGTGTTTTTTACTCATTACAATAAATCCACAATTAAAATAATCTGTCCAATCAAACTTTGTATCTGGCCAGAAGTCTTGATATCCTTTTATACTATTGTGTGTCCATTCAATATTAAACTTATCCATCACTGCACTAAACTCACCATCAGTTTGTTCAAAGAAATTAGGACAATCCCAATGAACCATTGTGTCTACATCCACTAATGCAACTTGGTCATATTCTATCTCATTAGATTCAAGTATTTCATGAACCCACCATCTTTGCCATGTTGGTTTCATAATTGATTTATCTCTTATCTCTGTATCAAGAACAAATAATTCTACATTATTTTTCTTACACCAATAGTCCCATGATTTAAAACACCATTCCTTGTAATCAAGATAGTCTGGTGCCCCATCCATACATGTCATAAATACTACATTATTCTTCAATTAAACCACTCCATTTTTTTAGTTTTTCTCTTTTTATATCTGACCTTAAATCTACATCATCCCAACTGATTAAGTCATATTCATGTAGTAAATCAACCATACACATAACATCACCGACTTCTTCAGTTAGTTTTTCGTTATCGTAATACTTATCACATCTGATTGCCTTACTACATTCTTGAATTAATTCACCACACTCTTCCATAGTGATTGTTAATAGTTCTTGTAATTTATCCTTCATTAGTCCCTCTTACACCCTCAATATAATCTAATAAATCTATTGTTGGATTCCAACCCAATAGTTCTTTTGCCTTAGTATCTGTACAAAGTGTTTCTTTTACTTCACCTGGTCTTTTTGGTATGTAAGTATATCCCCAATCAAATGATTGTGCAACAACATTAATTGAATAATTTTCTCCTCTACCCAATTCAAATATTTGTCCATTTACTTTATATTTGTTTGTATCTAATACTAATGCATCACCACATTTAACTAACCCATCTACAATATCATATACATGAGTAAAGTCTCTTCTCTGTTCACCATCACCTGTAATAGTTAATTCATCTCCATTTTTATATTGTGTTTCAAATATACCAATTACAGTACAATATTCACCCTCTGTTAATTGATGAGGCCCATATACATTATAAAATCTACATATTGCCATTGGTAAATCAAATAGTTTATTATACATTTGAATAACTTCTTCACCTTGCCACTTTGTAAATGTGTATGGATTTTTATATACACCACCATGAAAACTACTTGACCCTGCATAAACTATTGGGATATCATCTTCTTTATTTCTTACCCATTCTAATAAATTCAATGTTCCAAGAACATTTGCCTCAAAAGTTATTGCAGGAAACTCAAATGATGGTTGTATCCTTGGTAATGCAGCTAAATGATAAATTAAATCAGGTTTTTCTATAAAGAAATCAAAGTCAACTGCATCCCTTAAATCTACATTAAAGTATGTTACATTTTTATGGTCAATTTCATTTTCTTCTTTACCTGTTGAATAATTATCTAAACTAACTACTTTGTGTCCATCGTCCAATAATCTCTTTATCAGATTTGTTCCAACAAATCCTGCACCTCCTGTGACTAATATTTTCATCATCTTTTTCTCCTATATTTTGTAAGTCTCAAATTTTGTTCCCTCTAATCTTAAATTAATAAAAGGATTTAAAGAACATATATTAACTTCATGAAAGTTTAATAATTGTTTTAATGCAATTGTTTCTCTTTCCATGTTGTTTAAAAATCCTTTTATACCATCCCAATTACTTGCAGATGTCCAATCTTTTTCTACATATTCATGATAATACATTTTACCATCAATCTCTCCACCATCATGTCCACATAATATTATATTTTTTGCTCCCATATAGTATGCAATGTGAACTGCAGTGGTCACGGTTGAACGACTAACAATAATTTCTTCATCAATGTCAAGTTCCATTAGTTCCATGTCAAAATCTTTTTTTCTTGGATTATGAGTAAACATATATGAATTAGGATTATTACAATTATTCACTCCTTTGTCTTCATAACCTTTATAATACTGACTATAAATTAATGGTATATCTTTTTCTTTTAATTCTTCTACCAATCTTGTAAATCTTGGTTCTTCATTACAATCTTTTACAACTACATAATCACATTCAAAGTATCTGAAAATATCATTTACACCAAGAACTATTTTATTATCAAAAAAACTTTTGTCAATATGATTTAATGATGGGCCACCACTAACAACATAAATGTCTTTGTCTTTATGAATATTTTTTAATGAACCGAAATCTTTCATTTTGTGAATCTCCTATATAAAAATTTACCAAAATCAAAATCAATTTGATTATCAACATCAACACCCTCTACATCATCAATCTCATAAAAATGTGGTTTATACCCAATTATATTTTTACTATCAATCATAACATTTCTATCAATAATAGAAAGACTATAAGTTAGTTTATAGATATCAGGTAAGTCTTGTGTATTTGGTGAATTCATTGGGTCATAGTTTAATGGTTTATCATCTAACCACATATGATGTTTCAATACATTCACGGTAGTCAAACTATCGTATCCATTATCTATACCATTAATAAATCTGTTAATAAAATCATAATATGTGCTTTCTTTAACTAATGGTGCAGTGCAAGGACTATAAATTAAATAATCTGTATCTGTTGTTTTTGCCATGTTCTCAAAGAATTCACTATTAGTACATTCGTTACTTGCATAATATGTTTCTCTTCTTTTTTTACTAACACCATATTTGTCTGCAATGTCCATGGCTCTTTGTGAATCAGTATTAACAATAATCTCATCAATTAAAGTAATCTTTTTCAACATCTCAAGTTTAACCTCAAGTAAACTTTTACCATCAACAAATGGTATAAAGTTTTTATCAATTATTCTTTGTGACCCTTTCCTAATAGGAACCACCGCAGTTATTTTTTTTCTACTCATCTAACAATCTCTCCAATAAAAATAATGTTCTATCTCTTGATTCATCATCACCAAATTCTAACGCCTTATCATCAATATAATAATCTGCAATTATTTTTGGACTTGGGCCTGATACCTTTTTTGTATATGGATTAACTTGATGCATATCAAATATCAATCCTTTACTTTCACACCAATCAATTGCTTCTTGTAGTGCAGGTTCACCTCTACTTGTCCATAAAATTAACTTGTGTCCTTTTTTCTGTAATTTTTTTAGAATACTCATTAATCGTTTTTGTTTTTTAGTTTGTTCTCCTATGTCAGGAAAATTATACTCTGTTAAACAACCATCAAAATCAACTGCGAATATAAGTGTTTGACCCATAACTTTCTCCTTTATTTATATTACTATCTACTAATTCTTTTCCTATAAGATATGCCTCACGAATATTATTTAAATCATTATAAAACCCATTATCATTATAATCGTAGACATCTTTAATATGTTTATAAATAAGATTTCTTGCAAATGTTCCAACTGCAACTCCTTGAAATCTTACATTACCTTGAACTGCTAAATCTGCAGTCAATGAATTTGTTCCACCTGATAAGACAACATTCAATTGTCGTCTTCTCTTGTATATCAATTGTTTATCTTTTTTATTTAATCTCATATTAAATTGTTTATTAACTACATCTGCAGTTGCAACTGCCTGTAATGTAGTATTGAAATCATTTCTACCACCACTCATTGGATAACCATCTGCCTGTAATATCATTAGTCCAGGTTTTGTCATATCTAATGCCTTCTCAATTCTATTTTTTAATTCAAAGTTTCCAATGTGTAATCTATCCAAACACATACTATTGTGTCCATCTGGATTTGCCTTCACAACCATTTCCCATTCTTTCATAATCACATCGGTTTCTGCAACTGCCGCATGTAACTCTATATTCTCTGCACCTAACTCTATACATTGTGGTAATAATTCTTCTAATGCCTTTTCATTATGACTATAAGTTATACACTCTACAATAGGACAAACTGCACTACATGCACCACACCCAATACATTTCTCAGTAATCACAAATGCAGTTTCAACTTTTATTTCAATAGGTTCAATTGCCTCTGTAGGACAAACTGGTGCAACACATAAACCACATTTTACACACATATCTTCATGTATGAATGCCTTCCTAACATGGTGGTCACCTGGCATTCCAACACTAACCATAACATATGGTCTTACACCAATATCAATACCAAGTTTATCTGACACATCATATGCCCTATCAATACCATCCATTGCTGCCTTTACAACATCAGGTGTTGTAGAAATATCTAATCCCTTTGCACCTGCCAATGTATAAATCATTGCAAGTCTACGAACTTCTTCAGTATCTTCGTTACCTGCCCCACATATCATCTTGAAATATTGATTGTTATGAAATAATTCTTGTAATTGTTCTTGTCTTGTCATAACCTATCCTGTATTTCTTTTGACCTTGTATTATATTCTGTTGAGAACCTATTGTAATGTGATGCCTTACTTTCTAACCACAATGATTCCCACTCTAACATAAGTGAAATGATTGTGTTTAAATCATTTATATTACTTTCATCTAAACTCAAAATAACATTTCTTGTCTCAATACAATCTAATATTTCTTTCTTAAATAATTCTTGAATAAACTCTATACTTTGTGTTCCAATGTTTCCACCCATATAAGTTTTCAATCCTAATTTCTTTGACTCTTGTAAGATATGAGTTACCACCTTACAAATTTCAGAAGACATTACATCTTGTTTACCATAACCAAATGACTTTGTTAAATCAGAACGACCAACTACAATACCACTTAACATTTTACTTGTAGGTGATTCTAATATATCATTCAAATTATTATATGCCTGTTGACTTTCAATATTAATAAATTTATTACCATCATAAGGTAATTTATTAATTGATTCTGAAAACTTTTGTAATGCAAATCTTGATTCAACCATTGGTGCAACAATCCCATCCACATTTAAATCAATACAACGATTGATATCAGAGATTGCTTCACACCCACCAATTTTAACACTCAATTTTAAATCTAATTCTCTACAAACTTTAGATATTTTCCAAAGGTCTGAATCTAAAACTCCTTCATCTTCAAAAGATTGTTTTATTCCTATGACACCATTATCTTTAAGTTCATCCAATAATTTTACCATATAACTCATTTTGTTTTTCTTGTTTTTCTATTGTTTTTGGGTGATAAATACACAATTCTTCATGTGGTGGTAAATGTGAATATGTTTTACAACCTGTAATTATTTCGTGTACTGGTTTCTCCCATCTGATATCATCTCTATTTCTAAAAACTCTACTTTGATAATCAGGAAAATTAATCCACCCTTTTTCTGTTACTGACCATCTCCATTTATCAATATGTTCTTGTGTAATACCATCTACGGTATTAATTCTTGGTATCCAAATTAAATCAACATCATTAATTTCTAATATTTGTTTTAATTGTGACATAAGAACTTTATGTGGTATTTCATCTGCATCCAAATGAAATATATAGTCACCTGTAGATTTTTCTATAACTGAATTTTTCTTTCTTGAAAAATCATTATTTAATTGTTGTTCATAAAAAACTATATCAGGATATTGTCCATGTATATATTCATCAAATACTCTCCAACATTGATAATCAGAATGGTCGTCACATATAACAATTTCGTCACCCTCATCACGATGTTCAACAAGAAACTTAAGTAGTTTTTCTATTTCTTTATGTTCATTATGAACGGTTATACCATAGGTAATCTTCATAATTCAATATCAAGTTCCATTATTTTTTGTTCTATAATCAAATCATCTAAGGCTTCTTGTGGTAATTCATGATACTCATCTTCAAGATAAACTCTTCTTTTTCTACACTCTCTTAAAGTATAAGTTCTGAATATTTTATATTGTTCTATATAATCTTTTAATGTTCTGTATAATTTTTTTACATCTGATTGTGAAATTGTATTTTGGAAATCACCAACCTCTGTTGTGTTTTTATCTTTACTTAATCCACCAAATTGTTCAATCAATGCTTGAAATTTTGAGGCAGTGATTGGTCTTGTGACTGCAGTGTCTAATTGTAACCCAACAAAAAAGTATGTAAGTCTTCCATTCTTTTTTCTATATGGATATCTTGGACTTAAACATAACACGGTTCTTCTAATTCCTTTTGTTTCATTTTTACTCTTATAAATAAAAGAAACTATCTGACCTGGTTGAACTTTATCCCATGAAGTATTTTTCATTCTTTTATAATTCCCATATCTTTACATGCATCCATGAACTCGTGTTGTCCATATGACTTTGCATTATCAACATCTAATTTATGTTCATGTCCCTCATATTGTGGGTCTTTCATTTCTTCTTCTGTTAATTTAGTTACTTGTGCAAATTTCCACATCCAATTATTTTTAGTCCCATCTGGATAAATTATTCCAAACTTACCCATGTTTAATACTGATGGAAACCATGTAATCTTTCTATCATAATCAAATACTGATATTTCATTCATTAATTGTGTTGATGATTCAACTGCCTTTTTCAGTTCTTCTGTATCGTTTTTGTAATATGAATTACTTGTGAACCCACATTTAAAACAAATATAGGAAGTAAAGTGTTCAGTAGATTCTTCAAAACATTGATTCTCAGTAAAACAATTTGGACATTTAGTTTTTACTTCTGACATTATATCTTCCTCAATTTAGGTAAACCCTTTTCTTTTGGTTTATCTTCTGTTTTCATATTGGGTAATTTTATATCAACTTGTTTAGGTAATGTATCTAATTGTTGGTCAATAATTTGTTCTAATCTTTCTCTCATTTTATCATGAGTAAACTTTTTTCTATTCATCAACATTAATTTTTTACCTTTAACTGCATACTTCGTATAATTTTTATATACATCTCTAAGTATCTGTGATGCAAGACCATAATTAACACCAAACCACTCACAAGTATCAACCATAAATTCTTTTGGAAATGCACCTTTTGGAACTTTTACATATTGTCCAATAAGTTTTACGGTATTATTTTCATCAAGAAAATCTTTTTGTCCAGTCTCACATGGTGCAATAATTGGTTTACCACTAAATGATGCTTCAAGTAATGGACGACCAAAACCCTCACCATGAGTAAAAGATAAATGTGCCTTTACCTTTGGATGATTATATAAACAATTCATTTCATCATCAGTCAAGTCCCCATGTAATAACCAAACTTTAGGATATGTTTTTGCCTTTACATCTTTCCTTATATATTCAATTTTCTTTTTTATATCTTCTCTATCTATAACTGAAAATCCTGCACTACTTGTTTTTAAAATAAGTCCTGGTGGATTTGGCATATTTTTAAATACTTCAAAAAATACTTTAATCATCATACCGACATCTTTTCTATCTTCACCGAGACCACCTTGTAACCAATGACCTGTATATAAAAAATTCCAATCTGTAGTTATCTTTTCAAACTCATCAACAAGTTGTTTTGAAAATTCATTAGTCTCTTTAAATATCTCTGGGTCTGCACCTTCAAATAATGTTGTTAACTGACTATTAACTTTTAGTTGACCTACTACTTTTCCACTTTGGTCTTTTTTATCATAAGATACATTTTTAAAATTAACTGCACTCCACTCTGATGTTATAATATTAACATCCATACGATTCAAACCCTCAACCCATGGTGCTGGTGGTATAGTATGTTCTATACCTGCCGTTACACCAATATTCTTTTTTGCAATTGGTGAAAATTCATTAGGTACACTAATTTGTAAATGAACTTCAGGTTGTCTTTCAATGTTTGGTTGTTTTAATATTCGTTTATGTATTTCTCTATGCCAATGATTGTGTTCTTCTAATGCATTCATTGGTGTGGTTCCCCATCTCATAGATTGTATTCTAACATCATATTTATCAGATTCAATAAGTGCCCTACAAATATCTCTTGTGTGATTTCCATATCCACTTCTTGTTGAAACTGGTCCAGTAACTAATACAATTGGTTTACTCATACTTCAAATACCTCATAACTTTTTCTTGGTGTCCATTTTTCAAATGCAGTTTCCATATGGTCAATAAATAATTGAGACATATGTCTTGCAGTCATCATTGCATCATCTCCTGTTACAAATTCATGTCCGAGTTGACCTGCAGTTGTTCTTTCTTCTGGTGTTTTATCATACCAATATCTTATTGCATCTGCAACATCAATCCAATCTGCTCTATCATCCATAATATATGGTGTTGGAACTGAACCTTGTAATGACCTTGTTCTCGGCCATACTGGTTTAACCCATTCACCATGAGTTAAATCCTCGTTGTGTTCCCACTTTCTCCAATCGTGTAGTGAATGAATATCTTTGTAATCTTGATAAGTAATATACTCATCCTTTAATTTAAAACCACATTGGTCTTGTAGTCCACCCGTAACATTAACAATGATTGGTGTTCCACTCATTAATGATTCACAAGTTCCTAATCCAAATCCCTCATTGGATGCAATATTAATCGTTACATCAACTACATTATACAATTGATTCATACCCTCAGATGTAAGTTTCTCTGTTGAAAAGACAACATTTAAATCAGGACAAATTTCATCTATGACTGCCGGTAAATCTGTTCCATTATTATCAACTGGTTGTGTATGTAAAACAAAACCAACTTTATCTCTTTGTTCTTGTGTTAATCCATCTGCAAATGTTTTAAATGCCAAGATTAAATCTGAAGTCATCTTTCTTCTAATATTTCTATTGTTAAATAAAATACAAAAATCTACCTCTTTACCATTAAACAATTCATTTTTTAGTTTATTAACTTTAAACTTTTCATCCTCATCAACTATTGGATAAAAATATTTCTCATTAATACCATGTGGAATATATGTTGAATCCCATTCTGTTCTTTCTTTATTCTGACAAACATTCTGAACAATATTGTGTGTTTGTTTAGAAATATTCATAATCAAATCACAACTCTCATAAAATGGTTCATTCCATTTTGGATAAGGTAAGTCATCCCAAATATTATAATAGAAGATAGGAATACTTTGTCTAATTTCATGTTCCATTTGATACAACCAAACCCAAAATCTTGGGTCTGTGTAGTGTAGAATTGCATCTGGTTTTTCTTGAACTAAAAGTGACCTAACTAACTCTTGACTACCATAACCATCTATTGGATATATTGTTAATTTTGCATCTTCAACACCTGTTTCTTCCCTAACGGCCTGATTCATATCAATAATCTTTCCATTATCTGGATGTTTTATTGCTCCACCCACTTGAATCCAATCGTATTTATCAATAGTTCCGAAAACTATTTCCCTTGACATTGTTCCGACACCACTATGCATTCGTAAGTCATCTGACAATAATAAGATTTTCTTCTTTTTTGGTTTAGAAGAAATCTTCTGAAGTTTTGGTAATTGCATTTATAACCTCTTTAAAATTTAGAACCACTTGTTTCTAAGTCGCTATTTTTTAGTACTTTTTCCTTAAATTCATCATCGTATACAAATAAATGTAAACTACGATTAACTAATTTTTGTAACGAAAATTCTTCAGAGATAGATTTCTCTTTAAATTTACGATATAACTCATCAATAACTTTTACTGATGTTAATTTTTCTTCACTCATAATAATCTCTTTGTTTTAATTATCTATATATACATATATATATAAATATGTTAATTAATCAAAAATAATGAATTTTTTATCTATTTTTTTAGAATACTTTAATGCAGAACTTGTTCCATCTGTGACTTTACCATCTTTACAAAATGCAACTACATTATCACTATATTTAACTAAATCCTTATTTCGTTTATGGTAATTTCCAACATTATATTGTTTATTATATCTAAATGCCCCAAACACACAATGTTGGTTATGTGATTCATGATAAGGTGGAAACTCACTATAATCTATATCAAAGTCAAGTGAGAATTGTTTTGCATATTTATCTGCACCTTGTTTTGCACCACCACTAACTATTTCTAAATCACTACCAATTTTTTCTTTTAATTTAAAAATAAAATCCTTTATTTTTCTTTTATTAGTATAACTTCTACTTCCTATGATTGCTACTTTCATCATCGTTTCTTTTTTGTCTCCTTGGTTTCTTATCTGGGTCTCTATTGACAAACTCCCAAGTCTGTTTAAAATTCTCAATACCCTTTACTATACCATTACTTGGGTCATGGTATCTCCAACTAAATCTTGAATATTGTATATGATGTGCATCATGAACTTCCCTTGGTATAATATCATACCATATAAAATATAATTGTCTATCAAAAAATTCAGGTCTTATTATAGTTTTTTGTGGTCTATCAGTAACAGCTTCCCTTTGTTTTAAAAATTCACTTAATCTACTTAAGTCTATAGTCTCGGTTTCCCTATCATACCAAAAGTAAATTGTAAAGTGACATTGAAATGTATCTTCACTTATAGAAGATAAGGCATCTAATACTTCTTTTTCCCATGGTTTGTCAATAAAATCTGACAACTTTATTCTTAATGTTGGTGTAATCATTATAAGTCCTTACATAGTCTACATTTTTTATGTTTTTCACATTTTTCATAATCATGTGCGATAATTTTACCATTCTCGTCATAACACTCAGCCATAAATTCATCTAATCTACTCATAACCTTATTAATACTTGGTTTACCACTCGCAGGTGAAAACACTTGTAACCTTTTTTGTGGATATTGTATATTCTCATACAATTTTCTCTTCAATATTAAATATTCAATATCTATTTTATCCATTGGAATATCAGTAGTATCTGAAAAGAATTTTTTATACAACAATAACTGATTAGTTTTATTCTTATCTGCCTTTTGATATTTATTCCAACCAAATGTTGCAGTTTTAATATCAATAATCTTAATACGACCTGTTACTTTATTATGAATTACCACATCCATATATCCAACAAAAGTTAATTTATTTTCTAATTCAGATTTTATATCTAACTCAATACCAACTAATTCTGTATTCTTTTTTGGAAAATGACTTGACTTTCTTTTTAGAAACTCGTCTATAATATTAATACCATCCTGAAAGAATGATTTCATATCTTCTAAACTTACATCAAAATCATCACCATGTTGTTCTTTAGATTTCTTGTAGTTCTCTTCCATTCTGTATTGTAGAATGTCATGTAGTGGTAATGAATCTGCATATTTAATTGTCTTACCATAATATGCAACCAAGTATGCCTGTATAGTTTCATGGATTGCAGTTCCAAATAAAGTATAAATGTTACCAACAAAAGTTTCTGCCTTATCTACATAATCAAGTTTCCAAGTGTAAGGACACTTATCCCATTTTGAGAATTGACTATAACTAATTCTACTCATCTATAATTGCTCTTCCTTTCATATCTTCCCAATCTCTATTCTTTCTTACTTTATTATTTACATTAAGAACCGATTTTAATAATTCTGAATCAAACTCACTAACTATGGCTGAAACATCTTTAGGTAAACAATGTCCACCAAATCCCAACTCACCATCTGGTCCTGGAACTGCCCAATGTGATTTACCTAATCGTTCATCATATGTGGCATACTCAACTACTTTGTCGTAGTCAATTCCTATCTCATCACATACTATTTTCATTTCATTTGCAAATGATACTTTAGTTGCCAAGAAACAATTAATAAAATACTTGACCATTTCTGCAGTCTTACTACCTGTCTTAACTATTGTGGCATGTGGAAATACTTTTGAATAAATTTGTCTTAACTTGTTAGTTCCTTTTCTTGTTCCACCTAATACTATACGACTTTGATTCTTGAAGTCTTCAAGGTAGTTTGCTTCTGTTAAAAATTCTGGATTAAAAATAACACTAATATTATTATATTTTTTGTTCAAACTATCTGTAGTTCCAGGTGGAATGGTAGACTTAATCACTACAATATGTCCATTTCCATATTCATTAATCTCACTAATAACTTCTTCTACAATATCAATATGACAAGTTCCATCTTGTCTCATTGGTGTTGGGACACATACAAAGATTACTTCACATCTATCAACTAAATTTTCTATAGTATCACAAGTACTTCTTTCTTCAAGTTTATCATATACTTCTATATCATAGTATGGTTCAAACCCAACCTTAATTGCAGTTCCAACATAACCTTGACCAACTATTCCTATTTTCCCCATTTACCTCTTCCAACTATAGTTGCCATAATACCATAATTACTAACATCAAGATATGCATCTTCCATTGGTTCACCCTCAACTGCATTTTCTCTACCACTCATCAACAATGTTTTTAATCTCTGTAGTTTATCGTTCATCCTAAACCATAAACCTGTAAGTGATAACTTAACTTCATCATCTGTCTGTAATTGTGTTCCAACTGAAATATTACCTGGGCCGTAATCATGTTGTTTGTGTAAGAACAATTTATATTGTTCTGCCTGAATTCTTTTGAATTCTGTAGTCATCTCTGGCCACTCCTTTTCCATCTGTTCTACAACATCATATTCATGTGTAGTGGATGTAGGATTATCTTTGATAACCTTTACCATATTTTTCTCCAATTTACTATATGTTAATATACGACACTTTTGGTATAAGTGTCAAGCTTTTTTTTATACAATTTTATCAATGATACCATACTCTAAACATTTATCTGCATTTAAATATGAATCATTTCTTCCTGCAAGTTCCCAAAACCTTGCATCTTGATTTGTGATTTCACCCAACAATTTATTAATATCTTTTTGTAACTCTTTTAAATGGTCAACACCTTTCATAACATCTGTAGTTTTACCTGCCTCAAATGCTTGTCCCTCATGAACCATTACGGTGGAATGTTTTGTCATTGTTCTTTCACCTGTCCCACTTGCCAACAATACTGATGCAGCACTCATACAAGTTCCAACACAATGTGTATTTACTTTAACTGGTAAACTTCTAATATAATCTACCAACCCTAACATCGCATAAACATCACCACCATACGAAGCAATATTTAAATTGATATCAGTATCAGGGTTTACTCTCACTAAATAATCACACTTTACTATCGTTGAATACAATGAATCTATATCAAACTCATAATTCATATAAGTGGTATTGGTTTTTGAATTAACACCCCACTCCATTTCTTTCATATAAAATGATTCTTCTTTTCTATAACTCATTACTTACTCCATATTTTTTTTAATTGTTTGTCTTCTACACCATATTTCATTATAATTGTGGTAACTTGTTCTTTTGTTAATAACTCTAAATGGTCTTCTACTTCTCTTGTACTACATTGAAAATAATCTACCAAATGTTCCATTGCCCAACTTTCAACTTTAGATTTCTTTTTTGGTTTTACATATCTTAAAAAAGTTCTACCTCTTGGTAATATATCAATATAAAACTGATAAAGATTCTTTGGATTCATTTCCCAATATTTTTGAACTTCATTTACAACTTGTATCCAATCTGATTTCATACTTAAAAACCTATTTACCATGTAATTTGACCAAGTTTTCTTATCAGATTCAGATAATGAATCCCAATACAATGTATTTTGGACATTGGTAATTTGTTTTATATGGTCAAATAGTGTTTTTGCTTTCATGTTGAATAACCTTTAGATATATATAAATAGTTTATCACTAATCAAAAACATTAATTTTTTTCTTTCTTTGATAGAAAATCAACTATATTTTCGTAGTATAAAATTCTATGATTTGGATGTAATTGAACTAAACCTTTCATTTTTTTATTTGCACTCATTATTTCATAACGAGTTAACTTTATTCCCTCAAGTTTATAATAAGAATCAACTTGTGCTCCTATATCTTTTCTTAACAATAAAAATACCATATCGGCATAATCAATTATTTCTTTAAGATAATCTTGACTTTTTACAAAATCACACTTCATACTTTTCCATTTGGATTTTTCCATAAACTTTTCAAATCCCATTGATTGAATTGTATTTTTATGTTTATCAAAATCTGGTTCATTCCAAAATTCTTGACCTGTGATTTGTTCTAAGGTCTTTTTGAAATTAGTTGAACCAACTCTCCAATGTGATAATATTACTATTTTAGACATTCCATTTCCTTACATTGAAAACATTCACCACAAATTTCTTCCTCTCTACACCACCAAACTTCCTCTTGTATTCCACTTCCTAATAAATTCCAACACTTTTCTTTAGTAAACTTTTTCAATGGTGTTGTTAATTTTATTTTATGTTTTGTATAAACATCGTTCTCATTACATGCATCAACCATTTGATATAATGTTTTTAAATTTGTTGGTGAATCTTCAGTATCATTATCTGATTTTGTAAACCCTACTGATACTTCATCATACTCTTCTTGATATGCAATTCTCATACCATCAACCAAACATATAAACACATCACCAAGAACACTTGCATATTGAGTAGATGTAGTGAACTCAAATGGTTTTATTTTTTGTAATATTGGTTCTATATTTTTAACGGCATTCAATTGTTTATTAACCATACCACCTCTGTTTAACAATTTAACATGGTGTGCATGAACTTCACAATTTGTTTGTTCTAAATGAAACTTTAAAAGTGCAGTTGAATCAACTCCACCACTCCATAATATCAAAACTTTTACCAATTTAAATCCTCACCCATTGTCCATGATAATAATGTAATTCGTTTACCCTTTACTACAGGAGTAACTCTATGATATAAAAATATTGGAAACACTAATGCAACTCCAACTTCTTGTTTTACTTTAAAAACTTCACCTTGAAAAAATTCAAGTTCTCCACCCTCACAATCTAAACTTAATGGTATTGTAACTCCCAATCTACGATTATCATTTAACACATCAGTATGCCAATCAAAACCATCATTAACATTATACTCTTTTATAGAGATATAGTCTACTAAACCCTTATATTGTGTATTGAAGTATTTTTCATTAATGATTGATAAATAGGTTTCCATCCTTTCTCTCACCCATGTATCATTATTTAAAATCTTTGCTGGATAATTTCCGTAATTCTTTGAATATTTTTTCTTTTGTTCAATTGCCTCTTTACTATCCTCAGTAATTAATTTGGATGGTAATTCTAATATCTTTTCACACTCTTCTTTTGAAAATATCTTTTGTGTAATAACTAAATCTTTCATTATACAAAACAATCTCCCTCTATTGTAAACATTACTACAAATCTATCTGCCCCACTATATTTTAATGGACGATGTGCTGCAAATGATGGATACATAACTAATCTTCCAGTTTTTGGTTCAACTTTTCCTTTTAAAATTTCAAGTTCACCACCATCAAAATCATCATTCAAAAATACTATACCAGTTATCTTATGTGTTGTCCCATTTATACCAGTTTCATCTTCACCATTAGCAAAATCTGAATGTAATGTATAATCACCACCATGTTCTCCATCAGGATAATATAAACCAGTTGAGTTTGTAATGTCCTCAATATCAAATTTCCAATATAAATTATTTGCAATTTTAAAATTTACATAGGCCCTATCAACTAACCATTGATAATCAGTTTCTTCACCTTTATTATATAAAATTGATTTCCATTGTATACCCTCAGGAATATAACCATAATTTTTACAAGTAGATTTAATGTGTTTTTTTAAATTATCACATTCTTCTTGTGATAAAAAATTATCTTTAATTACACTCCATTTAAAATCCCTATTTTCTTTAGGCAAAATGGTCACCTATAAACAATTCTTGTAACACATATCGTTTACCCTTTGTTACAGGTTTTACTCTATGTGATGTGAATGCAGGGAAGAATGTTATTGAACCTTTTTTCTTTTCCATCTCATACCATTTTTTATCTTCATCTTGAAATCCAAACTGAACTTCTCCACCCTCATATTCACTTGGGTCTGTTAATTGAACTATTGCAACTAATTTTCTTAAAGAACATATACCTGGATTAAAATCTGCATGCCATGTGTAATGTCCACCCTTATCATACTCAATCATTTTTAGTTCACCATCAGTATCTTTAATATCAAAATGAAATACACCATCATTAACAACTCTCATCATCATTTCTATTTTTTTAGATAACCATGTCCAATTACCATTTGGATAATCTGGTCTAAACTTATTTTCTAATTGTGGTAATAAATAATATTCTTTTGTGGTTCTAACCTCTGGCATTATTTGATTCTCTAATGGTTTACCATCTTCATCTTCTGAACCAACACAACCTATTACATTTGTTTCTTGTGATTTAATTTGTTCTACAAGTTCATCACACTTTTCGTCTGTTAAAAAGTTTGGTATCTGTATTGACCATTTAAAATCGTTATTTTGTTTATACAAAAGTATCTCCTTCCATCCAGGTAATTATTGAATATCTTGTTCCTTTAGTTATTGGTGTAACTCTATGTGATAAGAAAGATGGAAATACTAATAAACAACCTTTACCTCTATTTCCCTTTACTAAATCATCACCCTTAGCATCTGTTATACCAAATTCAAAATCACCACCCTCATAATCTTTATCATCACTCAACTGAATGATTGCAGTAAGTTTTCTCATAGAACACTCATGTCTTCCATAATCTGTATGCCAATTGTAAGTTCCACCTATTCCATACTTTAAGAACCTAAGTGTATCTATACTTTCTATATCATATCTAAAGTAATTTATATTTGCAACTTTAATTGCTGAATTTATTTTATTGAATAGGTTTTTATCAAGGAAATCAACATTGAGTGTTTGTCTGACATTATTATTGATATTTTTTTTACCACTATAATCTCCTACTACCTCACCCTCTGTTAATTCATCAGTATCAAGAGATTGAATTAATTTATCACATTCTATATCACTTAAAAAATTCTCTTTGAATACTACAAACTGAAACCTATCATTTTTTTTCATACAGCCTATTCTTTTTTTGGAATATTGTGAACTAATATGTCAGAACTAAAGTATGTATCAATATCTTCCACATCTAATGAATAAAAAGTTTCTTGTGATTGAACCAATGATATAGAATTGATATTTTGTTGTGAACCTGTTACATCAAGTAGTTTATCATCTTGTTGTAATTGATAAGGATACTTCCATGACCATGTTCCATCACTACCAGATGCAAATACTGCACCATTAGTATCATCGGCAAGAACTTTCATACTACCATTTATTAGATAATATGATTCTCCAACTTGTGATTGTTTACCAACAACTACAGAACCACTAAATGAACCCGATAAGGTACTCATACTAAAATTTTTAAAATTCATATCTGATAATGACATTCCTACTGGTTGATATGACTTAACAACATCACCAACTTCTACATCTTGAATCTGTTTTGTAGAATTATCATACATACGAATTAAACTACCACTAACACCAAATGAACTATTATTAACAGAATATCTCCATGTATCATTACCACTATCTTTATGTAATTTTGTTCTTTGATTGACCCACCAATCTTGTAATATATGTGTAGATTCTGGTGTAGATAAATAAAGTATTCTACCAGATGATACATAAGGTGAATCAGAATAACTACCTGAACCTATAATAAACTTCTCTGTTATATTTTCATTATCAACTGCATCTTTATAAGAATCTGTAGAATTATCAAAAGTATAAAAATCAATTGATGCATTTGATATACTATTATCAATTGATGAAGACTTACTTATATAATCAGGAAAATTAGTATTTGGTGTATATGATGAAGAATTAAATAATGGTATTAATGACCCTGATTCAGGAGAATTTCCTAATAATGTTCTAAAACTATTTTTAGATATAGAACCACTTGTGAACTCTGCTAAATTATCTGTAGTAAACCAAGGTGTATCTATGAATAAATGAAAACTACCAGAATGTTGTGCCTCACCAAAATGGTCAATGTATGTAGAATCATACCATTTATCATCTTCAAAATTAACAGATATATTATTAGTTGCAAAACTTGAACTAATTATTGGTCTTTGATATTCTTGTGGATTTTTTTGTCCATCAATAGTAACACCATAAACATAGGCAGTATTAAAATTTTGGGATGATGCATAATCACTTATCTTATTAAAAATACTTTGTTGTGTTGATAAATTTCCTGTTACACGAACATTAGTATTCATCTCACAAAAATAAATGTCATTGGAACCTGTCTCTATTATATAGTCAAATCCACCTAATATACCTGCACGACTTAAATTAGGCCAGTTTCCACCACTTCCTGTGATATAATTAACGATATTTTTTACTTTGTTTTCTATAGACATATTTTTTTCCTACCTATAAATATCATTTCTCTAATAAATCTATGATGTTTGAATTTAAACTTTTTATACAATGAACTATAGTATATTTATTCCAAATTTCAACATCATGTATTATAGAATCTTTACCAATTCTTTCCATCTCTCTAAATGAACGAAGATTTAGATGTTTACCTGAACCACGATATTTTTTAGTAATCCATGTATTATAAGAATAACTATTATTTTCACCAACACTCATTACTTCACAATCATAACCACAACTTGGTGAATCAAAAGCTGGTGACCCATTTTCATCCCAATATTTTAATACTTCTCCATTTGGTGATTGCCATACAAATCCTATTATTTCATTATCTTCAATTAAGTAATGAAATTTTCTACCATTTTCTATTCTCCACAGATAATCATCTATGTTCCACATACCATCATAATTACCAATATCTTTATGAAATGATAATAGTGCTAATTCTACTAATTCTATAGTAGGTTCTTCTGTATGAAAACTCCAACCAAGTGGTAACTCTTCTAAATCCCAGACACCATTACATGGTCTTTGAAATCTAATTTGTTTATTAAACATCAGTTTGTTGAATTTGACTCATCATGTTCTTTGGTATAGAACCACAATTACCACATGCAAATACTTGAATTGGAACAATTGCTTCTTTACCTGTTGGTGATACTAATGGTGATATTCTTTTTAGAAAGAATGATTGTATGAAAGATGCGTTTCCACACTCTTCACAAAGTATTGTTTCTGTATCACCGATATCTATTTGTTGTGGTGGTTCTTGTCCCACGAACTTTCTATCTTTACTCATTTTATTTTCCCTATTATTTCTATGAACATCGCCATAACATTAATTTCTTTATCTACTACTACCGCATCACTTTGTTGGTATTGTGAAAGTATCAATATACATTCTGCAATATGACCTCTTCCCCAATCTTCTACGGTATCAAACAACAATCTAAATAAATCACTAAAGTCTGTAACTTTAGAATCTGCCAATAGTTGTCTTATATTTTTAAAACTATTCTTTTTATCTTGAGTTTTTAAAATCTCTAAAACTTTTACCTTATAATCATTTTGAATACTCATTCCCTCGTCAATAACTAACTTACCATTCACTACTTGTCTTTGAGATGCATTTATAACTCTTCTTATATCTGGATAACCACCATTTACAATTGTTACGATATCATTAATATCAGATTCTACTTTTTCTTTGGTTAATATATTACCCAAGTGAACGGCAACTTGTTTTCTATCAGGTGGAACTATCTGAAATGATTGACATCTTGATTGTATCGGGTCAATAATTCTCTCAACATAATTACAAGTCAATATAAATCTACAATGTTTACTAAATGTTTCCATAAGATTACGAAGTGCAGCCTGTGATGCTGGTGTAATGTAATCTGCCTCATCTAAAATAATGACTTTCATATTTGAAAACCCAATAGTTGATGCAAAGTTTTTAACTTTATCTCTAACCATTTCAAGTTTTCTCTCATCCGAAGCATTAATATATAGATAATCACAATCTATATTGTTAACTAATAATTTAGCGAGAGTGGTCTTACCTGTACCGGCTCTTCCATATAGTAGAAGATGTGGTAAGTCTCCACTCTCCAAATAAACCTCAACCTTACTTTTTAGGTGTTCATTACCTATATAAGATTCAAGATTTGAAGGCCGATACTTTTCTACCCATAACGAGTTTTTAATTTCATCCATTATAACTTTCTCCATATCCAAATTGGTTCACAAAACCTTTTATCTTTTGTTTCTTCTGCTCTTTGTATTGTAGTGTCTTGAAACCTTTCATCTGTTGCTCTTGCCATTCCTGCACCACCACTATTTGGTCGTTTTGCCATTTCCATTCCTATACAACCTTGATATTCTGAATCACTAAATGTTGATAAGAAATCATTCATAGGATTACAAATCTCTACCATATTTCTTTGACCTGCAGTTCTTGCAAATACATCAGCAATGTTCACTAATAAATATCCACCACTCTTAATAGAAATCCATAAATTTTTAATAGTTTTCTGTAAAAATTCTTCATTCCATCTGTCAATAGTTTTATACCTTACCCAACTCTGAGTATCATCATAACTATATCGTTCAACACTAAAGTATGGTGGTGATGTAAATACGGTATCAAATGTATCTTTGTATTTAGTGAAATCAACATCTTCTGCTGGTGATTCTAAGAATTCATATTTCTTTTCAACTTCAAACAATGTTCTATGTTTATCATAAAACTCTGCCTGTTCTTTGTAGATTGGATGATTTTCTTTTCGTGGGTCAATACCAAGATAATACTCACCTGTTTCACTACCATAAAATCCTGCCAACCTATCTCCCCAACCTGCACTAAAGTCTAATATGTTTTCACTACCTAACTTATCATATAGAACTTTGGCAACATTTGGTTTGAATTGAGAACAAATATATTTTCTCAAACCAATCATAACACGAAATGCACTCTTATCAATTTTTGGTAGTTTTAGAGAGTAGGCAGAACCAATTAATGTAGTCATAAATTTATGACTTTCCCATGTTCTATGTGGGCCTGGGGCAATAGTCCCATCAACACTCCAACGATTCTTTTGTTGAAAATAATTACTTACATCATTTCCTGTATTAATTCGTTTGAAGTATTGTTGTTTACCCTCATAAGTTAAGTCATATCTATATTCAGTTCCTTCACGAGCAAACCACTCACCATCAACTAAAATTTCATTATGTCTCATACCTTTTAGTTTTTGAAGTTCTCTTCTGACATCCTTTTCGGATATATCCATGTATGGTGGTGGATATGACATAGCAACTTTTGCAAGACTTTCTCTAACATCTTGTTTATCAAAAGTTTTTTTGATATATTCCCACTCTTCCTCATCTATGAAAAGATATGGTTCCATATCATAGAATTTGTCAAAGTATGAAAGATACATTATGTATTAGTTTGTGTTGATACTAAATAATATTCAGATTCATAATCATCTATTGTAAAGTTTATTTTAGATAAACCTGCAGATGAAACTTTCATAGTTGCATTTTGACATTCTTTGTTAGCACTTAAGATATTTGAAAACATTTCAGCACTGAATGAAATAGGTTCAATATCTGAATAGTTATCTACACTAACAGGAATTGTAACTCTATTTGATGCAATATTTGAAAAACCAATAACTATGTTAACTTTACCATTATCTGAAATAATAGTAAATGTTTCTGTTTCTGGTAAAGCACTTTTACCACTAATGAAAGTTCCAATGAAATATGAATCCAATTTCAAAGATAACTCAAATTCACTTGGTAAGTTTTTCAAAGGTGGTGGTGTTGGGATTACTGATAAATCACTCAACATATATTTAGATGTTGTTCCATGACCTGTATCTTTCATCTGTAATGATACAAATTTTCCACCCATATTATCTATTGTGAAATCAACATCGTCACCTACTACAGAAAGTAATGATAATAATTGTGATGTATTATATACACCAATTTCACTTGGGTCAAATGCATCAAACTTATCCATTTTAACACTACCTACAACTGATTTATCACCTGAGATAAATCTTGTTACAAGAGTTTTACCATCTGATTCTATCTTAGTAGATTTGATTTCTCCACCAAGATGATATTTGTTAATAAAACCTACTAACTTGTTTTTATCCATTTTTCATTCTCCTATTGTTAATAATTTAATTGTCTCTATATATACATATATATAAGTTTTCTCAAAATCAAAAAAATCTTTCTATTTTTACAGGGTCACCAAACATTTCTTTTAAAAATTCTTGAAACTTATCTTCAGGATAATTAGACCTACCAAGATTCATAAACCTTGTAGTGATTACAAAATTACCCTTGACATAACCACCCTTTGGGTCAGGCCATCTGTCAACTGATGGTGCTTTAATTGAATGTGGAACAAATATTTCATTCAAATCTATTTGATAATGAGGCATCCAATAATCACAACCCTTTTGTTTTTTAAATTGTTCCTCTAAGTCATCTCTTGTTATACCAACTTCAAGTTGTTTTTTGTATCTGTAAATCCTACCCTCTTTACTAACTGCCAACTCTCTTTTTAATTTTGAATTTAAATTTCCTCTTGTACTTCCTTGATTCTGTGATGACATATTTACATTTGACATCATTTTTTTAAATGGGTCTTTTGCCATTAGAAAAACCTCTCTATACTTTTTGTATTATCTACAACCTTTTCCCATTTCATTGCTTTATAAAACATACCAATCTTTTTACTCATTGCCTGTTCAAACATTCTTTCATGGTCAATATGTGTTTTAATTAAATCTAAAATCTGTGGTGGGTCTTCGTAACCTTTATAACCTATAGTATCAAAACCAAACTCGTTATTCTTTAAATACACCCATTTAATCTTACTACCATTTGTAATCTTTTCATATTTCCTACCCTCATACCAATATTCTAAAAGTGAATTATAATTAATTGCAGATTTTACATGAACTGGTGTTCCCTTTTTATATCCACTAAATGCAGAGTCTTCTATTTTTACTTCATACTTACCAATACCCTTTACACCGATTGGATTTGCCATAACATCATAGTGAAGTGAATTCATGTTCCTTTTAAAAATACTAATTCTTTCATCAATTTTATCCTTTGGAACATCTGCCAAAATATCATCCAACACATTTTGTAATAACTCTTTCATTGCAACTGCAAAGTTACTACGAACCGTATCCAATCCCTTTACATGTATTTTATTTACCTTACGACCTGCATCATTAATGATTCGTAACCCATATCTTTTCTTTGTAATAAATAATCCACTCTTGGCAATCACCTCTTGTTTAATATCAAATACATGTTCATCAAGATTAAGAAACTTCTTTGCAAAATAATTATAACTTTGATTTAGATAATCTTGAACCTCACCACATACTTCCAATATTCGTTGAGTCATCATTGCCTCAGATAATTTATCTTTCGGAAATCTTTTCTTTATCAATGGAATTGCAGAGGCGAAGATTGAATCTGTATCAATGTATATAACATAATCATCGTTATCTCCAAGTTCTTTGTTATAAAAATGATTCGTTATCTTCTTACTGAACTTAATTAAGGCTTGACCGGTAAGAGTCGTCGCCTCTGCGTTATCCAAGTCATAAAATCTAAATACTGATAGTCCTAACACACCATATAATGAATTTAAAATAATTTTCTGTATATATTGTCGTCTGTCAAAGTAATCCTCTAATTCCTTGTCACCCTCTTCGTGATATTTCTTCACGAGTTTTCTCATCTCTACTCTTTCATTAAACCACTTAGTTAAAAGTGCAGGTATTAATCCTTGTTTATCTGTTCTATACATCACACCATTAGATGCAATACTAATTTTATTTGTTATTAAATAATTTTCTAATTCACCATTTGTAAATTTACCAACTTCTTTTCCTTTATTATTATTCATCGTATATGTTTTTGTTAACCCTTTTTTCAAAAACTCTTCTGCATCCCAACCTTCAACTTTACCAAGTTTAGTTTCAGGACTAATATTCAATGAACGAATAACACTTGGATACATAGATGTGATATCTAAATCATAAACCCAATCGTGTTTACCTGCCTGTGGTGATTGAACATATGCACCTGCAAACTTATCATCAAGAAATTTCTTTGGTCTTGGTGGTTTATTTGGTGCAACAATACCAAGTTTTTTTAGATAAACTAATATCGCACCCTCAAGATATCTTGAACTCATAAATACTTCCTCATAAGGAATATGTCCAAGATGTGCAATACCACGAGATATTTCTATTAGATTAAGTTTTTTATCTAATTCAACTAATATTTTTACATCTCGGATATTATAGTCAATAAATGTTTGTAAATCATTTTCATATAAATCATTAAGTGTTCCCTCATATGAAACCTTTTTCATACCAACTTCAACTTCACCAATGTAATCCAATCTATAACTTGATTGTTGGGAAAATGAAAACTTTCTATATAATGATAAGTAATCTAAACAACTAACACCTGCAATTACATATCTCTTTTTAAATTCATTATAAAAGACTTGAGAGATAGGTGATAATAAATTTGCAACACTAACACCTAATACATTAACTGCTCTATTATAAAGATATGGTATATCAAAATAGTCTGAATTCCAACCACTTAATATAGTTGGTTTTATTTCTAAATACTTTTGGAAGAACTTGTTCAACATTTCATATTCAGTATCATATACCTCTACGATTTTATTATCTTTAGTATATGATTGAAGTCTCTTCTTTGCATCAAACACATATGTATAATATTTCTCTGTTAAAAAATCATAAAGTGCTATGGAAGTTATAACATTATTTGCCTTCATCACATCAGGAAAACCATCTGTAACCTCTACCTCTATATCAAAAAATATTTTTCTATGTCCCTCTGATACTTCATCTGAATCTGTATATTGGTCAACTAAAAATCTTGTTGTTGGTGGGACATCACTTTCGTGAAGTGTTGGGTCTTCCTTATCATAATTAAATACTTTCTTTACTCTATCACCATATAGTGAAACATGTTGACCACTTGAATTTTTTACATAGGCATACTTTTTATATGGGATAATTAAATATCCTTTTTTATCATCCCAAAGATGAACTTTTTGTTTACGATTATCAAAATATATATTTTGGTACATTTAGGTTGTAATATCCCTATTTTTCATAACTGAATTTAATAATAAAACCATATACTTGTCAAGCTTTTTTTTTAATAAAGTGGGCGGTATGTTTCAACCGCCCAAATTATAGTTAGAAATTAATAGTCAATCCAATATTTGCATATCGTGGTGTTCCTAAGAATACCTCTGCATTGTGAGCCAAGTGAAGTTTATCACCAAACCCATTGTATTTACTATTATCTACGGCATCTTGTACGAATACTTCATCAAGTGCATTGAAGACATGTCCTGTTAAAGAAATGTCATATCCCTTGATTGGAAGTTTATATGATGCGTGTAAATCAAGTTTTGAGTAACCTGGGGCTTCCCAAACTTGTGCTCTGTCTGCAACTCCATCCTCAATCTCTCTTGCTGCTGGACTCCAATCAGAGTAGTTTTTATCATATGTTTTATACAACGCCTGTAATCTCAATCCTTTTACTGGTTTAAGAGTTAAACCTAAGATATAAGATGTTTGTGGCATATCACCTACATACAATCCATCAAGTGCATATCCATATTCGGTTGAAGTTTGTCCAATTACTTGTCCATCTTCATTATATTCCATTTCTTGGTAAGTACCATTGGCATCACCATCAAATGTCCATTTACCAAATGATGCGATAAAATCAAGTTCTACCATATCGTGTGGATGAACTTTTGTTTCAAGTTCTACACCTGAGTGTTTTTGGTTTACACCTTTTAGGAAGATAATATCAGTATCACCTGATGAACCTTGACCAGTCTCTACTGATTTAGTCAAGTTTCTATCTAACCAATCTGTGTTATATGCACTAACCCTAACACCAAGTTTATGTGCTTCGTAGTTTAAACCAACTTCATTTGCAATGAATTTTTCATTTGCAGGGTCGGTTGCTACGGTTCCATCATAGTAGATAACATTATCTAATATAGGTGCCTTTTGGACATATCCACTATTAACGAATACTCCAAGATTATCACTTACATCATATAATGCACCACCTTTAACTTGATATGTTTGTATTGGGTCTGCAGTAATTACTTCATCCTCAATTGTAAAGTGGTCTTGATAAGAATACTGAATAGATGAAACTCCACCCATACCATATAGGTTTAATTTATCTGTAGTATAATTACCTTGTATGAAACCACCTAACCAATCTACGGTTGTTTCATTGTGATATGCAATGATATCACCTAAACGAACAACTTTACCATCAGGTGCGTTATCATCGGCGAAATCTACATAGTAGTCTCCACCAAGTAAATCACGAACCTCACGAGCATGTTCAATTCCTGCTGTTCTCCAGTCTAAACCAACTTGTAGTTCTAAATTGTCATTTACATCATAGTTTAATTTAGAAATCAAACCATATGTGTTTTGACGATTAATAGAATTACGAAGTATACCTTTTGAACGAGCTTCAGTTTCAGAAAAATCAGCATCTATGTTATTAGAATTAACACTAATCGCTTCATTCCAATTCCATCCCCATGGTGAACTAGCCCACCAATTGTTTCCTTCAACTGCTGGACTTCTGAAAGAAGAACCATAAGTTCCTGTTCCACCACCTGAACCACCACTCCAATAAAGAACTGAACTCAAACGAGTTTTATCATTTATTGTTAAAAAGTGATTTAAATTAACAAGTGGTTTATGAAAGAAGTTTTCTCTTTCGTTAAGGAAGTTAGGATTGTATCTATCGGTTGTTCTTGCACCATACATATACCAATATTGTTTACCTGTATATGATGGGTCAACAGGACCCCAGTTCTGATTGAAAAATCTACCAGCTTCATGTTCAAACTTATTACCCTCTGCGAAGGCATCTGTATCGTATCCATCAATACTACCTGCCAACTCTTGAGAATAAGTTGCAATGTTCTGTTTGTATAGATTTTGTCCATGTCTTTGTGGAGCTCCGATGGCATATAATTCAAATCGTTGGTCTTCACTTACTGCATAACTACCACCAAAGTAGTATGCCCAAGCATCAGTCCAAGTTCCATCTATAATCCCATCACCAGTTTTACGAACAATCGTTCCACTCAAAGCCAACTTATCTCCAATGAGACCAGTATTATAGTTTAAGGTTGTTTTAAGAAAACCACCATCACCAGCTTCTTGTTTGAACTTTCCACCCTTTTCAAAAGATGTAGGGTCGGTTATGATATTCATGGTTCCACCAATTGATGGTGTGGCAAGATTTACAGCACTTAGTCCTCTTTGAACCTGTATAGATGCAGTTGCATCTCCTACTCCATCCCAATTAGACCAGTATACCCAACCATTTTCCATGTCGTTTTGTGGAACACCATTTATCATTACTGCAACATTTCGTTGATTAAAACCACGAATGTTGATACGAGCATCACCCGCACCACCACCTTGTTGAGTTGCATATACACTTGGTGTAGTGTTAAGAATCATTGGAATATCTTGTGAACCAAGTCTTACTTCCATTTCTTCTTTACTAACATTAGTGTAAGCAACGGGTGTAGTCTCAGATGCACGAGATGCTAACACCTCAACATCTGATAGAACAACTGCACCGACCTCTAATACAAAGTCAAGATTTGTTGTTCCTGTATCACCAATAACAACTGATTTAGTTATTGATGAATAGCCAATAAAAGAAGCAGTTACATCATATGTTCCTGTTGGAACTTCGTTGATTGTAAAAGCACCATCTGGATTAGTGGTTGCTCCTAAATCTGTTCCAACAAGGACAACATTTGCCCCTTCAAGTGGCATTGAGTTAGTACCCCATACGGTTCCTACTACATTTTGTGAAAACAATGTAGTAATCATCATAAGTGATACCATTAGATTACGATATTTCATAATCATCTCCTTGTTTGTTTACTTGTGAACGGCACATTTTTATTCTGGTGTGCCTTCTGCCAGGGTATGTGAAATTTAATTTGCATACTCTTGGTCGTCATTATCTCCTGTCAAACTCGGTACCTCACAAGAGTCATTATTACAAAATTTATCTATCTCTGCCTCTTCATTTTTAATAACACCAAAAGATAATTTACCAAGTTTTTTGATTTGTTTCTTATAAACTTTTTCATCAATAGATTCATATGGCATTTGTGGATATGCTCCCCAATCATGTCTTGGTAGTAAACTGATACCTTTCAAATGATATTGGAAATAATTCAATACATTTGGTATTTCATGTCCCTCTTTCTCTGGGTCAAATGTTACTGTACAACTTACTTGGTTATCTGCCCAATGTCTTTGTAGGAAAGATGCTATACTAAATTGTTCCCATATAGAAAGTTCAGATGCAGTTCTAATTCCCTCACCAACATCAACTGGTATCTCAACCACTAATGTTGAATCTTCTGAACCGAAGGCAGGTTCAATTTTGTAACCTGCCTTCTTCAATGGTTCTACTAAATCGGAATTAATTGATAGTCTAATTCTTCTAATATAAAATCTTGATTCTGGATAGTGTAGTCCTGGTGTTGCCCCCGCTAACAATGATACGGTTCCACTTGGTTTTACTGATGTAGTCTTGATTGACTTTGGAATAGCAAACCAATCACTATATACTTTATCCCAATCTTGTATTGTGTCATAACCTGCTTCTAACCAATTTTGTAATTCATTTAATCCACGATTTGTAATGAATTGTGCAACTCCACTTACAGAACATCCTATTCTTCTGTTTCTTAACATCACTCTATTAGTATCTGCCCAATGTGTTCTTCCAAGTGTTACGGTTTTTGCATATAAATATGCATATTTTAATGTTCTTTGATAGTCCTCTAATGAATCATGATTATCTGGAAATGTTTCTACTAAACAACATAATTCATAACTTTCTAATGTTTGTTCCAAACAAGGATTACCACCAGCCGCTCTATGGTCTTTATCATCTCCACCATTCTTCATTCTTGAATAATGTCTCATATTATCTAACCATGCTAATCCTGGTTCACCATTGTCTACAATTCTCTTTGATACTTCTGTATAATCCATACCTAACTCTGCAAATATTGAATTGTTTGAAGTCCAACCATATTGGTCTCTATGTGGATTAACTTTATAATTCTTTAAATCTAAATATTCTTCTGAATCTGAATCACCAAATACAATCTCTGCAGTTCTTCTAACATTACCTGCCACAACACACTTACCGATTAAATTCATAATATCTACGATGGTTGTGATTGTGATTGGATTACCACTATTCTTCTCTAATACTTTTCTAATATCTTCGTGAACTTCTTCTAATGGTTCTGGTCCTGAAGATAATCCACCAAAACCTTTGATTGGTTCTCCTGCACCTCTTATTTCTGAATAATCAAAGTTTACTTCTGCCTGACCATGAAAATAACTTTCTAATAATAATCTCATGGATTCAACCCAACCCTCACGAGTGTCTGGTATTACAAACATAGTTCCTCGTGTTTTATCAACACCTTTAACTATAATTTCTCCTGCTCCTTTGGTATCAAATCCTACACCAACACCTAACATTGAGGCATCCATTAAAAAACAAAAAGGTTTTGAATAATCTTCTTTAATTGTTTCTGTAGAAACGAATGCACAATTATTTAATGCAGCATACAATCCTTTTTCTTCGGTGATTGGTGTTCCCATAGCCCACAAACCACGACCTGGTGGTAAGAACTTCATATTGAAAATTCTATCATACATATCTTGTGCTGACTTTTGTGCTTGCCAAGGATTCCAACCTAACTGATGTGATTCAATCCAATTCATTTGCATTGAGTAGGTTCCCTCTACAACTCTCTGAACGGTTTCCCACCATCTTTCGTTTTTACCATTGTCTTTAATACGAGAATATGTTCTCATATAAACTAATTCACCTAACCCATTAAAACCGAAAGGTGGTTTCTTTCTTTTGTATTTTGAAACAAAATTATCTGATAACTTGAACTTGTGTTTTCCCATTTGAAACTAACTCCTATTTTTGATTCTTTATCGTCCCAATATAACTATAATATATATTAAGAATAAGGGCACATTTATTATTTTTTTAGAAGTTTTAAAAAGATTTTCTTTGAAGTTTTATTCAAACCCATCATTGTCAAAATCTTTCTTCTTCTGTGCCAATGTCTTACGAATGTATTCATCAGCATTATTCATTTTACCTTGAACTTCCTTACCACCTTGTGTGTTACTTTCATAAATCTGAATGTATCCTGTATTAGTATTTATGGTTGCTGGGAATGTGATACCATCTGGACCAAATCTATTTTTGATAACATGAAATCTACCTGTGTTTGCAATCTTGTCTTCTACTTTTCTACTCATACTCATAACAAAATCTGAAGTCATAACTTTACTATAATCTTCACTAACTTTCTCTGCACCAATTACATCTTCCTCTAATGATGAACGATTTGCCTGTGATGCAGTCCATATTGGAATATCAAACTCACCTGCCATACCACGAAGTTCTTCATATACATGACCTATCTGATGTCGTTTCTCATTGAAGTGTTGTGTAGATTTCATAATGTCTGCATAATCAACAATAACTAAATCAGGTTTGATACCTTGTAGTTCACATTGTTGTAAGTGTGCAGTTAATGTGTTTACACTTGCAGTTCTTGTTGGATAATATTTGATAATCAGATTACCCTTTAACTGATTAATTTTCTTTAATACTTCTTCTTTATAATATTGTAAGTTTCCAGTTGGTTGTCCTGATACAATCGTATCATATCTTAATCCAACATACTGAGCATTTAACTCTAATGTATAATGAATCACGGTCATACCTTTTTTAACTGCATGTGCACCGATTGCCTGTAGTGTCCACGATTTACCAATACCAGCAGGTGCAACTACAACTCCAAGTTCACCACCTGCCAATCCACCATCCATTAAATCATTAATACTATCCCATTGAGTTGGTAATGTCTCTCTTGTTTGTTGTGTCATTCTTTCTTCAAAACCTGTAATGTATTCATGTCCGATATCTCTTTCAACACCTGCAGTCATTGCATTATCTATAACACTTTTTATCTCATCATATTTTTGACTATCAAGTAATTCAACTGATTCCATAATGGCACTTTTTATAACTTGATTCTTACAAAACTCAAGAGATTTCTCTTTGACAAATTCTAAGTCTGGGTCTTCTCTATGTTGCCATGCATTCCTCAACGAATCAACTATACTCGTTTTTAATACATCATTCTCTACATCATCAATCACCACTTTTAATGCTTCCATTGTTGGTGGTGTTTTGTATTTTTTAAAATAATCAACGATTGATTTTACAAGAAATTTGTTTGAATCAGAATCAAAATAACTAACCTCTAAAATGTCACCAATAGTTTTAATAAACTTAGTATCAACTATTAAAGAAGTAATAATTTTACTCTGAAAAGATGTTCCATATTTAATTAAAGATTCACTCATAACCAATTATAATTATCATTTAGTTTTCGGAAAAACACGATTTATTTTATCATTATAGTTTTTTATTTCCATATAATTTCCACTTCGTGTTCCCATAAATTTTAAAATATTATTTAATTCTATTTTTGTTTTTTCTGTTACATTATCCATATTTTTTTCAAAGGTATTTATAACCTTAAACTTATCTCTCTCTTGTAAATTCTGTATACATATACCATCAGGTGCCCATGCATAATGAAATGATATATCATCAGTACTCTCAATAATACCTAAATCAAGGAATTGTTCAATTGATTCAAATATGTGATGTATGTTATATGTGGATACGGTATATTGAATTCCATAGTGAATATCATTATCTTTTAGTTTTTGTATATTACTTACAAACTTTTTATGATTAAAACCAACTCTGATATACTCACCCAAATCGTAAAGTCCATCACAAGATACTGCAATGTATATGGTTCCCTTTTCTTTAATCTTATTCCAATACTTAAATAATGATTCTTCTTGATATTTTAATGTAGATAAGTTTGTATTATAATGTAAATGTAATTTCAATTCTTTATCAGTAACAAATTTAAGTATATCCATGTGTTCAGGCATTATCAATGGTTCTCCACCTGCAAAATATATTTTATTAAGTTTATCTAAATGTCCTTTTAAATTTTGAATAAAATTATTTTTTACTTTTATTACTTTATTTGTATCTGGGGATAATCCACCCATTAACATTTCAGGTTCATACCAAGATGACGAGAAATCATGACAACATGTTCTACATTTAAAATTACATTGATTAGAAAATCTAATATCTATATACTGAAACTCTAATGGAACTTCACCATCGGTAGTTTCTGGTATTTCAAATTCATTATTCTGTGGTTCTAAAAATCCTTGTCGTGCACTTATCTCACCTCTATCTTCTGCAAGATAACAAATATCACATAACTTATTTCTTTCCCCATTTAACATATCAACACGAAGTTTTTTCATTTCTTCTGAGTTGAATACCTCATCTATTGTTTCATTATTTAAATTATGTGTGTATATAGTCTCTGCTATACAACAGGGTTTAACATGTCCTGATGGTTGTGCATATAAATGAACGAATGGTAAGGGACAAAATGTTTTACTTGTTTTACTCACTCAATGTTCCCATACATATCTTGCACTTTCTTATCATAAAATTCTTTTCTTTTTTTCTCACGATATTTTTGACGAGCCTTTGCCTTTATTTCTTCTGCATTTCTTTTATAATGTTCCATTTGCCATCTTCTTTGGGCGTCTCGTTTTTCTTTATCCGAGAAATATTTTCTTTTTCTACCCATGGGTTTTCTCCGCCATAAAATTTAATCTATTAAATGTATTTGCTAACCAACTATTTAGATTAGGTAAGGCAGTATACATTTTATCTTCAAGAAACATTTTTTGAAATTTATGTTTTATTATTCTTTGGATTGGTTGTGATGTAATATTTTGTACTTTTAATTTACTATTACCTGACATAATACCATCATCTAAATCCATCAATCTTCTATTAAGGAAAATTTTATCTCTTTCATCTACCATATTTTCACACAACTTATATTGTGTCTTTTTAGTATCAGCACTTTTTAATAAATCTTCAATTGTATATTGATGTGGTTCTCCCAACCAAGGAAACATTTTCAATAATGTTTTAATACCAGCACCTTTGATACCTGGTATACTATCTGACTTATCACCATCTAAAACTCTGAATAAAAGAAAGTTTTTTGGATGTATACCATATTCCTCTAAAACTCTCTCTTGATTATACATTAACTTTTTAGTTGGTGAGTAAACTTGAATTCTGTCATCTATTAATTGTAAGAAATCTTTATCAGTAGACATAATGGTGACTTTATCTTTAAATACATGTTTACTACAATAACCAATGACATCATCTGCCTCTATATTATCTATATTGATTATTGTTAATGGTAAACATTCAAGATATTCCACAACACGATTTAACTGATGAACCATCATTCGTTGTTCATCTTCACGAGTTAAGAAATCATGTGCACGATTTAAACGATGAGACATCTTTCGTCCCATTTTGTATTGTGGAAATATTTTTCTACGGCGGTTAGACCCACCTTTACCATCAAAAACTATAATGGTTCGTGTAGGTCTAACCATATTGATTGTGTAAGCCAATGACCTTAAAAAACCAACTATTCCACCAATGTGAACCCCATCATCATTAGTAGTTGGTATTGCTGAAAACACTCTAATAAAGGTGTTCAGTCCATCTATAAGTAAAACCGAGTCATTTGGTTTTCCACTATCTATTTTACCGCCAGATTTTTTAATCTCTTCAAGTATTGAAAGATATCTCTGCTTAGTCACCGAGAACCTCATCTGTAAATTCTACATCATCAATACCAAGTTTTTCCTTGTATTGTAATATAACCTTTTCACAAATGAGATTGTATATGTATTCTCGTAACTCTTCATTCTTAGAAATTAACTCTTCCCAATCTTTTGATTGGAATTTATGTTCTTTTCCATCTTGGTCAACAAGAGTATACCATGCACCACCAACCTTAACTAATTTATGTTCTTTAAGAACGGTCAACCATGCACCATAATTATCAATACCTCTATCAAAATACATGTCATAATCTGCATGTCTCAAAGGTGGGCCTAAACGATTCTTAATAATCTGTGCTCTACACTTCATACCAAGAACATTCTTTGCACTATCTTTGATTTGCCCCATATTCTTTAAACGAATACGAGTTGATGAATGAAATGGTAATGCCTTTCCACCACTTGTTGTCCAAGGGTCTCCAAACATTACTCCAAGTTTTTGTCTTAATTGATTTGTAAATACGAGAGCTATTTTTTCTCTACCGATGAGTTGAGTGATTTTTCTCATTGCCTTTGATATAATGATTGCCTTGGCTGTTGCCCAACCATCTTTATCAAAATCTGCCTCTAACTCTACTTTAGTAGATGCGGCTGCAAGTGAATCAACCAAGATAGTTACCATTCTATCTTTATCACTTTCTCTTACCTTAGTTACAATTTCTTCAATTGCCTCAAAGATATCCTCTACGGTTTCTAAGTGTAAGTATAACATTTTATTTAAGTCTAAACCAATCACTTCCATAAACTCTTGTGAAACTGAAGTCTCAGTATCTATATAAACTGCTACTCCACCTTTCTTTTGAGTTTCTGCAAGGATGTGTGCACCAAGTAATGATTTACCACTTGATTCTAATCCATTGATTTCTGTAATTCTACCAACTGCGATTCCACCATTTGGACGATTTGAAATCGCCAAGTCTAACATACTACTACCTGTAGAAATAAACTCTTTTATGTCTGTAGGTGTAGTGTCACTCCCATCCAAAAAGTATGCAACTTTAGTATCTTTAAACTTCTTGTTTAGACTATTTGCCAAAGTGTCGGCCAATACATCATTTACTGACATTCATTTCTCCTATCATTAATAATGGGAGCCAATATATGACTCCCATATATTGTTATTGTTTATGAATTAAATAATTCATCAAAAGCTTCTGAAGTGTCTTTCACTTTGGAAGACTCTAAATCAGCACTTGTTACGGTATCTTTTTCTTCATTATCATTTGATTCTGTATCGTCTTCTTCTGATGGATTTAACCATTCATTCAATACACCTGATAAATCATCATAAGATAACTCTTGATAAATTTCACGAATGTCTTGTTGTTCTTTGACCTTTTCCAAAATTTCAGGTTCATCTGAAATTGGTGTTTGATTAGGTTTTACTCTAATCTTTGTTGTAGGGAAACTCGCTCCAGTTTCCTCTGCAGATATGAACTCAACAACAACATCACGACCATTAACTGGGTCTGTTATGTCACCATAATCAGGGTCAGCAATTACTGAAAGAAGTTCTTGGTATACGGTTTTACCGAATCCCCAAAACTTTACTCCTGCCTTTTCCTCACCTCTAACGATGACTGGTGCAAAAGTTCTCATTTTTGCCTCTAATTTACGAGCCAATTGATAATCTTCTTTATTACCACTTCCACGAAGTTTCTGTGCAAACTCTTCAATCGGGTCTGGTCTACCAAAGGATATTGGTGAAAGATATGAACGATTGTTAAGATTGTAGTGGAAAAATAACTCAATAAAAGGATTGTCTTTATTGAATGAATAAGGTACGATTCTTATTTGAGTTTTACCTGGTTGTGGTTTCCAAAGACTTGATGTTCTGTTGTTTGTAGTTTGAAGTTGTGATAACCTCTTACGAATAGCATTTAAGTCCATTATTTATCTCCTATTAATTTATATTCATTGTTCAATTTATAATCAAGTGTAACCTTGATACATTAATAAGTATAAGATATATTTGTAAAAAACGGATTTATTTTTATTTTTCGCAAAAAAAATGGTCATCTTGTTTTTAAGTTTGTAAATAAGGTGGAAACTAAAAATCGTGTGACCATTTTTTTTAAATCTATGAAATTTTTTGGGAATGTGGGATTAACGATTACCCACAACTTAAAGCTTGGATTTTTTCTACCTTGAACCTAACACCCATCAGTTACGATGATTCTCCTCAGGATGGTTAATCCCATTGAAGTGGTTACAACACCTGTGTCATTACTTTATCTCTCCAAGTTTAGATTGATTCAGTCATAAAGTGGGATTTCAGTATTACCCTTACCCACAACAAGGTCAATAGAATCGTTTCTATTGTTTTTTCTTCAAGTACATTAGATGATTGATGTCTCAACTACTCCACCATTCGGCCTTGTAGGTTCACCACGAACTCATCTTGGATTACCTTATGGGCTTCTAAAGGATACCCATTATTCGGTCAATTCCATACAGAGTTAATTACTCTCTGTACTTTCCAAAATTTCAAATTGTCAAAAAACTAATTTACTTAAGACCAATTAAGTAAGTTATATTTATATATATATACGAAAAATCTCAAACCGTATTTTTTTTTATTTTTTTTTTAATTTTTTATTTTAACCACTCATTTACATCAATAATTGAGTGTATTTTAGTAGGTATTTTTGTTAGACCACTCTCATTTGTTAATAAAAGTGTATTTTGAAACTCATTCCAATCAACTATATATTTTTTATCTAAAATTCCATTATTCTTTGAACGAATAACTTCATTTAATGCATTGATTGTATAGAGTGTATTAGATTGTTTCTTTCTATGAAGTGATATAGTATCTATTGTTGGTTCTTGAAAGTCTTCATTGAATTCAACATTGTATGTGCATAACAATTGATTTGGGTCATTAACATCTGTAAAGACATAAATCTTATCATATAAAATTTTATTACATGAAACTATAATATCAATAGTCTCATTGAGTTTCTCTTGTTTAGTGAATGTGCATAGTAATTGAGTCTTCATTATCTTTTACCCTTTTTTTCAAAACATTCTTTCATATCTTTAGACCAATTATATACGGTTTGTAATTTACCTGTCTTACCAGTTTTGGTTCTCATTACCTTTTGACCAATTTCAATTCTTTTACCACCTGAAGTTATCGCATATACAATTTGTTTACCACCTGTTGTTTTTCCTTTTTGTGTTCCACTAACACCCTTTTGGTCTTCTATATCACCAACCTCAAATCTCTTTATAAAATCATTTTTATTTTTAACATCACCACCCATACATTCAATTAGTGTTTCACCATCAACTGAAAGTCCACCATGATTAGTTTCAAACATACCCGGGTATTTGTGAACTCCTACTTCTGAATTAGAATTAACTGCCTCTAAATGGAATTGTTTCCATACGGTTCCACCCTCTAAAAATGTTCCCAATCCTACATCTTCACCATCAACATCTATTTTTATTTCATCATTATTTTTAATGAAATCTCTTTGTGCCTGTAATGTTCTATTTCTAATATCTTCTAATTGAGAAAATATATCAGGTGCACCCTTTTCAATAAATCTTGAATTTAATCTTTCCATCAATGTTACTTGGTCTGCAGTAGGTTCTTCTTCTTTATTTTCATCGGACATAAACTTTAAAAATGCTTCAAGAGCTTGTTCTTCTGATGGATTGTTTGGGTCAGCACCTTCTGGTAAATATTTTACTAAATTACTATTAATCTTACCAGTTTTTTTACTTATAACTGAATTCCATTTAGATTTTGTTGAATTATTATCTGTACTTCCATCAAGATTCTCATCATTCATAATACTCTTTAGTGCATCTTTTGGTTTTACATTTTTTAAGAACCAATTACCTGGTCCTGTAACAACTTCTTTTAATTCGGTTTCAATTTCATTAAGTGTATCTACTAATTCTCTATTTTCACCTTTAATTGCCTGTCCTTGTTCTTCTGTTATTTTACCACTCTCAACTAACTTATCAATATTTTTTTCATTTGCTTCTGCTTCTGCCTTTGCACTTGATTGTGCAACAAGGGCTTCAGTACTATCTTTATCAGAATGGAATAACATTATCACTTTATTTGAATCTTTATCAAATACTAATGTGGCGGTATCTGATGGATTATCTCCACCACCACCTGACCTAATTAAGTGTTCGGCTTCTTCTTGTGATATCTCTGTACCATCTGGCCCAATAACTTGTTTACCCTTTATATCATTAACCATTGCATCAAATGATGATGAATGTCCATAATAATTTTCTATCTTTGAGTTTTTAAATCCATTCTTTTTTGCAACTTCTTGAGCTTTCTTATGTTTTCTTTTTCCACTTCTTACTGCCAAAATTAATTTACTATGTAAACCTTTGTTCTTACCCTCAGGTATATCCTTAGCTTTTAAACCACCTGCAATTGTATTACTCATATTTCCAATTTTAGATTTAGTGGTTGCTGTAAATAATGGTTTGTCACCAAATCTCTTATATAATATATCAATAAGTTCTTCTTCACTTAAGTTTGGATTTTCTTCTAACATCTGTGCGACTTCACCCGATACAATTTCATTTAACATAGAACCCGCATTACCTGGTGCGGGTTTAAATATAATATTTCCATCTTTATCTGTTACTTCTTTAAATCCATATTCAAGTGCTTGATTTTTTACTTCACTATCTCCACCTCTATCTATTGTATTTGACATAGATACTTTTGAATCTCCACTATCATCTGTGGATTTTTCAGATTGTTTTTCAATATCATCATCAGATACACCTTGGTCACCTAACCAACTTTTTGCTACATTATATGCATTTCGGTCTGATTTCTTTTTACCTAATAATGTTGAAACTTGATTTAAGTTACCAGTTGTTGGATTCTTTAATTTGTGTTTCAACAACTTATCATCAATTTCTACTAAGTTATCTTTATTAGATTCAGTAAGATTATGGATAAGTTCTACGCGTGCTTCTATCGGCCAGTTAAACTCTTTCAATACATCCCATAACTTAATAAGATGTTGTTCATTGTTTAAATTTGGAATCCCATCCTTAACACGATAGGATAGTTCGGTTAATATTTTCTTAAGATTAGTTTTCATTGTGCCGTTGGAACATTTTTTGGTTCTTTCTCATCACTACCAGAATCAACTATTATCGTTAGACCATCTTTTTCTAAACTCTTATCTTTCTTCAATTGAAACAACTCATCTTTTGTTATATGTATTATGGTTGGTTTATTGAAATCAATTTTCTTTACAACAGGATTACTTAAACCTTCGTCTTTTTCGTTGATAAGTTTTGATAGTTTAATCATTTAAATCTCTCCGTTATATCTTTCATCTCGTGGTAATTATTACCCATTGAAACTTTTGTTGGATACTTACCATCTTGTTCAAGTATCTCTTTTACATTCTTTAAGTAATCTAAACCATCTGATATATCAAAGTCAAACAAAAAAGCATCATAATTATAAAGTATTAGTTTACTTTTATCATCTTCAATTTCAAATAAAAGGTCTTCTAATACACTAACATTATGTTCTGTTTCCATCAACTGAATCATATAATTAAATAATTTATTAGGATTCATATCAGATAGATTATTTCTACTTATTATTCTATTATAAATATCAGATTTTATGATTTTATCCCTTTTCCACACATTCCAAAGGTCTTGTATATACTCATCTACCTTACTAAAAAATGGATTATCTTTCATTTCATTAGTAATTCCACCATATAAATACTTAAATGTTAATTGTTTACCCTCATCATAACTTAATCCATATGTATCTGCCAAGTGTTGATGAACACTACCTTGTGGAAATTCATAATCTATTTTATCTCCAATCAATCGTGGATGATAGGCATCATAATCAAATTCAACCAACACACCATTCTTAAATCTACTAATAAATTGTTTTCTACTACCATCTTTTTTATTTAGTGCCGCAAAGTTCATACCACCAAAACGATTACTTGGACGACCTGTTGATGTGTAAGGATTATATTCCGTATAAACCATACCATTTGTAGTTTGTAATCCATTCTTTTCTACATTAGATAAAACTTCTAAGATTGTTTGGTCATAATAATTTACATCTTCCATGTAACTCAATAAGTCTTTTCCTACTCGTTCAAGATATTCTGCATGTTTTACTAATGGTATAACATCATTGATATTTTCTTTATCATAATGTGTTCTATAATACCAATGATGTGCTGATGTTAAATGTTTATCCATATCATATGGTTCATTTGTCTTCATATAATGACACCAATTCATATCCACTAATCCAAACCATCCATCATATTTAACCATTGAATTATGTAGGAATGATTTCATATCATTCACACATATTTTACTATTGTCTACATCAATTTTTTCTATGGTTCCAAATCTCTCATTATGATTTACAGGCACAATATATCCCTCTGTCATTGTTTGTATATAAAAACAAGACACACGATTTTGTTTAGGATGTTTATTTACATCCGATAACATTTGTAGATATACGAAGTGTTGTACCCTCATCCTCTTTTGAAGATGAGACCACTTCTCTTTAGAATTTACTATAACCATTTAACCCAACTTATATTTTACATAAGTAACTATTTGTTCTGCAATGTTTGTTTTACAATATTTATCCATTCCTTCAAATCCTGGTGATGAATTTACTTCACATATTTTATAACCACCATTATCAAATAATAAATCAACACCCGCAACATCTAAATTTAATAACCTCGCACACTCACCACCTAACCATTCTATCTCTTCTGTAATTTGATAAGGAATTCCCTCACCACCTCTTGTGATGTTAGCTCTGAAATCATCATCGGTGGATTGTCTCATCATACAACCCACTACTTTACCATTCAAAACAAATACTCTTAAATCTTTTCCATAACTATCTTTTATATATTCTTGTATAATGATATCATAATTTTCATTTGTTATTTCTGCCATTTTTATCAGTTGTTTTAATTGTTTTCTTGTCTCTGCCATAAAAACACCTGCACCAAATGACCCACTTAATGTTTTAATAATTGCTGGATAACCTATGTTACTTTCCACAAACTCAACATCAATAGGATGTTTAACCAATAATGTTTTTGGAACTGGTAGATTTGATTGTCCGAGAATTTGTTGTGTATATAACTTATCTTTAACTGCATCTATTGAATTACTTCCATTAATAAGTATCACTCCCATTCTCTCTAAATGACGAATAATTGCCTTAATAAAGTAAGTTGTTCCACTACCTGTTCTTGGTAATACAAAATCAGGTAATTTTCTTGGTTTTCCACTAACTCTAATACTCTTTCTATCATCTCTATCTACAAAGATATCTACATCTTGTGGATTAACTACACGAATAGAAATATCTTGTTTCTCAAATTCTTCAACTAATCTCTGAATTTCATAAGACTCTTCAATATCTTTTTTATATAATATCCAACCACTCATCAATCTAAATAAATTTCACTCCATAATTTTGTTGTTTCAGGAAATACATCTAACATTATTTCTTTCATTGCTTTTGCATATTCTTGTATTTCTACTTGTGATGTTGACTCATCTCTTAATTCAATAAAATTCATAATACTTTGAAATGATGCAGTCCACCACACTTTTGTATAAACCGTAAGTGGTAAGATACTACGAGCTTGTTCTTTTGCCATACCATTTCTTAACATCTCTTTATATGCAGAGATAGAATTTTGTTGAGAGATAGTCCATAATTGTTTCATCTCTTTTTGATTATCCACTAATCCATCACTTGCCTGTTTATTATCATCACTTTGTTTTCTGAATTCTGATGGCATATAGAACTCATCATATGGAACATATCTTCCACTAATCTCATTCCATGCATGGTCTTTAGTAGGATGATTACTTGTGGTTTCAATACCTACGACATGTTTATACCATTGTCTCATCACAAACTCTGGTGCCTTTATAATAAACATACAATGTTGGTGTCTGAATGGTGAGAAGTGTTTGTGTTTAATTAAGAACTTAGATAACTTTCTATCTTTCTCTTCAAATGTTTCACTCCTACCACCAAATGATACTCTTGCGGCATTAACTGGTGTTAAGTCATCACCAAGTGTATCTACTAATTCTATATATCCTTTATCTAATACATTCACTTGAGTTTTCATATAATTTTCTCCTAATTTCAGTTGCAGATATTTTTTTTATATTTTCAGGTGGTTTATGTTCAATAATATCATAACCAACACCTCTTCCATAATTAACAGATTCAATATCAGGAATTATCATTACCTTAACTTTACCCTCATCTATAAACTCTTTTAATTCTATTTGTAAATTATCATATACTTCTTCACAAGTATAAGGATTATTCTCATCAGGTAACATATCACGAATACATATCAAAACATTTTTACCTTTTTTTAATCGTTGGTCAATTAACCATTGATGACCATCATGCCAAGGTTGCCATCTACCTATAAACATTGAGTATTTCATCAATACACTCCTCTATTGGTTTGTCTGTATTTATTTCTGTAAAGTTTTCTAAGGGTGGTTCAAAATTATCAACATGATATTCTTCCCTAAGTGGTCGTGTTGAATTAAGATAAAATATATCTCCAAATCTTAAATCACGATAAGGTGAGACTAATGATACCAATACACAATAACCTTTGTTTTCCATAACTTTTGCCATATTAATAGCAAACTGAATATTTTTTCTACGACCTTTTTCTGAATAATCTTTATTATCTAAGATATCTCTTAAATCATCACCATCAATTTGAAATGTTTTTTCACAATATCCCATTGAAATAAGAACCTCTGAAAGTTCATTACACAATGTTGTTTTACCACTACCTGGTTGTCCTGTAAACCATAGAATCATTATAACCTCATTTATTTATTAATAAATATATACAACTAAGTTCAAAATAAAAAATATTTTATGATTTGTATACATGACCAGTAGTTGTTTTGAAAGTTTTACCAGTCTTGATAGCTTCTTGAACATTATCCTCATATTCTTTAGCAGGATTAGTAATACTACCTGCACCACCACCCCAATAACTTGTATTTTTACGATTTGAATTATTAGATGCCTTAGTTTTCCCTCTAAGTTTTTCTGCTAAATCATCATAGGCCTCATCAAGGTCAGAAAATCCATCATAATTTTTAATAAGTTTTTGTAAATCATCATCACTTGCTTGACCACCTCTAATTTCTCTTAATTTTTCACCATTAATTTGCATTACTGCCTCAATTTTTGTAAACCAACCACTTGGTGTAACATCATGTCCAATTTTTGTTATCATGAAATGTGTACATTGACGATAAACTTCTGGTAAATAATCCACTACAAATAAATTACCTATTCGTAGACCACCTAATCCATCTATTGTTAAACTTAATCTTATTGGTATTGGAATTACTGCTTTATAAAATTTACCTGCATTAAAAGTACCTTGTGCCTCATTAATTAAAAAATTATGAATTTTTTCAAAATATTCATCCATTTCACCACTTTTAGTATAAACCTTACTTAAATCACTTTCTGGCCAAAATAAATATTTACCCTCTTCTTTTAATTCGTCTGCAATTTCATCTACTGATTTATTTCCATATTCCTCATTTGCTTTTTGAAGTCTTTTTATTTTTTTACTTGTAGATTTATCAACATCATCCACACTACTAAAATCAAAACCAAAATATGAATTAGCCGCTAATGGTTTTGGATGTGCAACTTGTTTTCTTGTGATAGTGGAACCAGGTGTAAGGTTTTGTTCTATTGCAAAAGTAAGTTCTTTCATAACCTCATCAGGTGTTGACTTCTTATGTGGTGTTGATTGTCCACTACTATTAAATAACATTCCAAGTGCACGAACACCCAAATCATCCATACCTTGTGGTGGACTACCACCACTAAGTTCAATGTCTGCCTGTGAACCATAAACTGCTTGAGTTGCCATTTGTGAATTCATTTTTACATCCAGACTAAAATCTTTTACAATAGAGTTATCACTATAGATTGGCATTAAAAACATTCGTTGTGGGTCTTTTTTAGTTCCATTATAAGTTAAATAATCATTTATATTTTTAGTAGAATTACTAACTAAATCTTTATAATTAGTATAGTAGTCCAAATTAGTAGCAACACCACTTGAACCAAAATATTCTACCATACCTATTCTTCCAGTATCCATATCATCATTAACCACATCAAAAGCCCAAAAATTACCATAAAGTGAAGAAACTGCACCCCAAAAACTTTTTAATCCTTGTTCTATACTTGTGATACCTTTAAAATGTTGTTGTAAAAATTGAACAGGAAATACCATATTTCTAATCACACCCACATTTGACATAGCTGGATTTGGATTTTTATCAAATGGAGTACCTGTTAATTCTTTAATTTCAAATCGTGGAAATTTTGAATCAATAAGTTGAAATAATTTAACTATTTCTTCTTGACCTGATGCCTTCTTTGGAAATTTATTATTACCTGGTAAAATACATGTTGTTAATCCATGTGAAACTAAATATGGATGTGAATTACATGTATTATTTTCCTCAGTTAATTTACCATCGTTTTCAATTAATGTAGTGCTTCTAATTGAAGTTCTGAACTTCTCATCAATCGTTCCATCAACTAATGAATTACCTGGAACTTGTTTACTCATAAAAGAAAAATAAGTATTTAATACAACATCTTCAAACCATCCCCAAGTTACATAATCTCTCTGTGGTCTTTCACCCCACCTAAACCAATCAATATTTGGCCAATCAACAATATGTAATGCACCATTTCTGTATTGATAACTTCCTTTTCCACCAAAGTAAGGCGTTGGTTTTGAACTACCTACTTTACAATATTCTTTAACAACATCATCTAAATTTTCTATTACAGATTCAAATGCAGTAAAATTTTTCATAAATCTATTTGTTGTTTCTTCTGATACTTCTTCTTTTGATTCTGCAATTCTACCTATGATATCATCAGGCCCACCTTTTTGTATATGTTGACCTAAAACATTTATACCTTGTGATGCAATTGTAAAACTACATTCATATACACCAGAATTATTAATATTAAATGAAAAATCAACTATAACACCTAACATTCCATGATAATTACCTTTAGAAGTCTCATTAATTTTAGTTAATCTTGATTGTAGATTAACAAAGGAACTAAAATCTGTCTTCTCATAAGAGACTCCTGTATCCATTTCTTCTGTTGAATAACCAAATTCTAAAAATATTAAATTACCATGTCTTAAAAATCCCTCTTGTAAAATATCAAATTCTCTTGGATTAGGAATTTGAAAACTTACGGTAGCCTTATTCATAAAAAAGTTTTTAGTATCAACACTAATATTAGTAATACCCGATGCACCTCTGAATATTTCACTTCTATCAAGTGTATAGATATTTCCCTTTTTACTTCTTGATTTTAATGGATTTTGTGTTGAGATATGTTCTTGAACAACTACACCCTCTTTATATGCAGAACTTAATCTCATTATACCTAATTCTTCTACTACCTTTTGATTATCATCCATAATATATCTTGGTGTATGACATCTTGCCCATACTCCTCTTGACATCATGGTTCCCCAAGGTGAATCATTACTATTATAATCTTTAGTTTCAAGTATATTATTAACTTTACTTCTTGAAATGCGTTGCATTTTACTCAAAAGATTTTTTTGAACGAAAGGTGATATGTGGGTTCTGAATTTCATTAAATTCTATTTAGTTTATTAAGTTCACTTATTGCCTCTGATATATCGGTTGGTATATATAACTCTTGACCTATAACAGGATAAATAGTATTGGTGAATTTATTTCTTCTTGCAATAATCCAATATAAATCTACATCACCATAATATTCAAAGGCAAGTTTAGTAAGATTATCACCATATTTTGCAATAATTTTTACATCAGTATCTTGTTCTTCTATAACAGGATATTTAGTTCTACTTAAAAATTGAACTTCTGTATCTTTATCTCTTCTTATTGGTTGAAATTTATATCTTCTCATTGTTTAACCCTATTATCGTGGTATTTCGTCAATTGGTAAATCAACTGGCATATCTTCCCCATCAAATCCTACTTCTGGTAAGGGTATTTCTGGTCTTTCAGCTGATAGATGTTCTTGAGTCATTGCAACACTTGGTTTTGTTCCACCTGAACCCAACCAACTATTATAAGTCACATCCCTATCATCTACCTTTTGAGTACTTCTTTCAGGATATTTTATTGATGTCTTTTTAGGGTCATCGGTTCCAAATATACCAAATTTATCTTCACCAACTCCACTATCTTTTAACCATGGTATATCATAATGTTTACCAAGTGTTTGTGGTATTTTCTTACCAAGGTATACAAATTCAACTGAAACATCTGCAACATGTGGATACTGAACTCCATCGGAAATTTCCCATGACATTGTATTATTAATTTGAACATTTACACTACTGAAATAACCAGGTGTATTGTTGAATAAATCACCAATAGTTAAATAAACATATGGTGACACTGGTCTAACTTCTTTATCATCAGTTAAGAATTTTTTAAATGATGGTGTTGTTAAACCTTTAAGTGCATTTAACTTTTCCCAAATTATTGGAACATCATTTCTTTTTAATGCAGCAACTTTGAAAGTTAATGATATATTTCTTGTATATCCTTGATAAATATGAACTGCGTCTGGTCTACCAATATATCGTTCTTGTGCATATTCCGCACTTGAATTATCAGTAATATCTTCAATATATGCAGGGAAGATAATCCATTTACCATTTACTGCATCTCTAATTCTAAATTTAATTAAATCTGTTGGAAAATCTTTGTCATTTGTTAATTTTTTAATCTGACCAAATTGTCCTTGATATGGTACTTGTGGGTCATTATCGTAATCAATCGTTACACCTAATTGTTTAACACCAATCTGACCAAGTGAAAGCTTTCTTTGATTTCTTACCATGTTTATACCAAATGAAGAACCATCAACCTCACGACTATTATATTTCATACCACCAATTAGTTTTGCAGTTTGTTTATCTGTTTTGGTACTATCTTCTTTTGGTAATCTATCTGATTTAAATTTTTTCTCGTGAATTATATTTTCATATCTTGGTACTTGTCCTATTGGATTTGCAAATAAACTACCAAGAAACCCATCTCCTGATGGTTCATTATGTCTTGGTTCATGAAAGAGTCCTGTGGAACTTAAACTTGTTGATAATACATTAAAACTTCGTGTTTCTTTTCTTGGATTCATTTTCTGTAGAACGAATTGTTTTACATTCCATATTAATCCTTTTGGTGATAATAAAAATTTACCAATTCTTTCTGCATCAGTTATCATTCTATTAGTATAAGTAACAACTCCACCTCTAAATAATCCTTCATCAAATACATAAGGTGAACCTGCACCAAAATCTCTTTCACCAATCTCTCTAATCACATATGGTTCTGTAAAAAATCTTGAACTTCCTCTTAATCCTTTATTACCATCAAATTTACCATACATCTTCTTTAAAAAATCTTTTCCTGCAATGGTATCACCAATATATGGCCCGAATGGTAATTCAATATTACTTTTTAATCCTGAAACTGCAGAAACGGTTCCAATTTGTATTTGTTGTCCTTGACCAACTTTAATTGAACCTGCATTACCTTGGTCTATACTTGTTAAATTTACATCTAACATATTTCCAAGTTTTGTTTCTGAGGCTATTGTAAAATCTGTTTCATTATGACCATCGTGTGCCAATGGTGGTTCCGAATCTCTTCTTGGCCCATGAACTCCACCGAAATTAGTATCATAATTTTTAACACCTGCATTACTAAAAATTTTTATTTCTTCATGATTTTGTGGATTATTCTTTGACCCAACTTTATCATCAAAAATACTTGAACCATCAATATATTCTGATGGGTCTTTCTCTTTTCTATCTAATGTGAATCCTGTTGCATTGTTATTATGAAAATAATCAACTGGTCCTGGCCAAGATTCTTTAAATATAGATGACTCTAAGTCATATTCTGTAACATCACCTTGTTGTCTATTTAATGTGAATCCTGTTGCATTATTATTGTGAAAATAATCAACTGGTCCTGGGAATCCATCTAACTTAATACTTGATTGTGTAAAATATTCTGTTGGGTCTTGTTCTTGTCTACCAATTGTAAATCCTGTTGCATTGATATCTTTCATAAAATTAACAGGTCCTGGCCAACCATCAAGTTGAACCGAAGACTCTACTGCATATTCTGTAGTATCACCATATACTCTATTAGGTGTAAATCCTGTTGCATTATCTTCTCCAAAATATTCACCATGTTTGGTTCCTATTTTTGAATAATCAAATGAACTTAAATCTGTTTTTAATTTATCTAATAAACTCATTACACATTTCCTACCAAGTCACTAAATCCTTGTTTCTGTTCTCTTCTTAGTGCCTGTAATTCTGAAACAATACCATTATTACCTTCTTCTTGTTTATTAACAAGTTTATCGGTTGCAAAAAGACCAAGTGCTGCTCCACCTAATGAACCAACGATACCACCGATTGCAGTTCCAATACCTGGGGCAATTGCTGTACCAATCGCGGCTCCAAGTTTTGCACCACCCCATGCACCTGCACTTGTTCCGACTCCTGTTGCAACTTGTCCCATATCACCACTCATTATTCCACCTATCATATTAGGTGCACCTGCTAATAATCCACCAACTCTTGCATATCTCATCGCACTCATTGCTCTTGGTGAGTTTTGCATTGCTTTTTGTATTTGGTATGCCTTACCCATTTGAGTCATGTTCATACCTCTACCCGCATTTGCCTTTCTAAATTCATTGAAATTTTTAAAGTTTTTTGGAACACCACCACCACCTGGAGTAAATGGTAAAACATTACTACCCTTTTGAGCTCTGTGAGTTCTGTAAAATGCAGCAATGTTTTTGCCCAATGCAATAGTATTTGCAACAAGTGCAACTATTAAAGTACCTATCACACCATTTAAAAAGGCCATCAAAATATTATTTTTATCAATACCTTCTGCCTTAAACTTTACATTACCTTGTGCAAGTCTATTTAACTCTGAAACCTCTATACCAAGTGATTGTGCCAATGACCTTCTGGCCACTACATTCATGTTTTGTAATTGTTGTTCACTTCCAACTTGTTTTACAATTTCTTTTTGTAAGGCCTGCATATCACCCGCCAATGCAAGTTCACGAGCCCTATTAAGATTTAATTGTCTACCAATCAGTAATGAGGCCTCTAATTCATTCTCAATACTACTTTCAAAATCTAATAATGAGTTTGCAATCTTCGCAGTTGTACCTAAACTCATTCCAAGTTTACGAGCTTGAATAGCAGTTTGTGCCATATTTTTACCACCATCATTTGTAAACTCTGCAATTAATTGTGAGTTGTCTGCCATATCCTTTATGATATCTGCTGGTAATACTCCTGCTCTTTTTGCCTGTCTGGATATATCTCTTTGAGTTGCAAGTGCTTGGTCAATTGATAAACCTGATATAGAACTTTGTATTTTTGCAAGTTCAAGTGCTTCTTTTTTCTGTATACCAAATAGGATAGCGTTAAGAGATAAGTTTTTTGAAATACTAAATGAAAACTGACTTATATCCCCAAATACCTCTACAAAATCTCTAAAACCTGGTATAAATTGTTTTGAAATATCTTGTATAGGTAATTTTGAAATACCATCTTGAAGACCTTTGAATAGTGCAACTGCACCAAGTGCACCTGCAACTCTCCACGCAGTTTTCCATTTTCCACCACTTCTAAACCCTTCAACAAGTCTGACGGTGGCATCTCTTTCACCTTTACCAATCAAACTATCAACCATGTCATTTAAACCACTATTTTCATCAGCAAAGGCAAATTGAAATCCACTCATATCAACATTTCCACCAGCCCTTTCAATTGCAGCTGCAACTTCTGCCGCGATTTCTTTTTTTGATTGTGGATTTGCCCTAAACATATTAGATATAAATCCACCAACTGCCTCTTGTCCTGCACCTTTCCAGAATTTTTCAGGTTTAAATGCTTCTCTAACTGCATCCGCCATATCTTGACCTAAACTATCAATACCCAATGCAGTAGATAAGAATCCACCTATTACAGGTATACCACTTACCGCACTACTAATATTATCACCAAATGACTTTGCAGCATTCGCAGACGCATTGATTTGACTATTTATAGATTTTTGAATTCTTTGTTCGTGTTTTAAAACTTGAAGGATTGCTTTCCTATTCTTTAATCCTTGTTTTGAAAACTCTGCAGATAATTCATCTAAATCTACGGTTTCAAAAGTTTCTTTATTTATATTTCTACGATTACCTAATATTTGTTGTTGAAGGTCATTAGATTTTTTTAGTGTGTTGAGTTGGCTGTCGGATAGCTTTTTATAGTCTGAAAATGTTTGAACTAATCTCTTACCATAATTTACTATATCAGGAAACTCTTTAGATATTTCTTTAATAAATTTTTCAGTTTCTTGAACTGATTTTTGGATATCCTCAAAGTTTCTTTTTGCTTTATCAGATTGTGCCATATGTTATTATCTCAACTTAAATATATAACCGAATATGTTTTTTAAAGTATGTCGCTGATATCTCTTCCAAACAAATCATCCATATCTGATTTCCAATTTGGGTCTCTCATTTTTTTATTAAGATATTTTTGTGTTTGTTTGTCAATTTGAGCTATTTTTTCAATACTCTGTTTAATAACAGGGTCTTTAGATAATTTCTTAATCACATTTTTTTTCGCTCTCTTTGTCGCTAAGGCTTTCATAAGAGAACCCACAAACTCTGGTATTAATTTTTTATCTTTGATTATTATTTTAGACATTTTGACTCCTGTTTAATCATTAATAAATATCAGGAATCATTATTTTTTGAACTGAGGCATCTGAACTCCACCTTGTCCTTTTTGAGCTTTATCCATTCCCTTTTTCTGTTCTTCTAAGGCCTTTAATATCTCTTGAATATAGAATTTTCTGAGTGGAATGGGCATATTATAGACTTCTTGGTGGGTAAACCCTCCGTTACCATAATATGTTAGGCTGAAGATTTCTTCGTGTATTGCCGGCCTGTTACTCGCCGGCTGGCCAAAAAAAGTCAATCCCAAGTGCAATGGGAATTTTGTGTTGTTTACCCACCTTACTTGTATAGTTTATACTAACATCAACATCTGGTTGAATCTTACTTACATATTTTCTGAATTCACGAGTATCTAATGCAAGAAATTGGTTATCTACAAAATTATCAATTTCTTTTTGGTCTGTTACACCATCAACTGAAAGTATTTGGTGTTTCAAACGAAGTGTCATTTCATTACTTACACCTGTTACATTAGTTACTTTTTCATATGATTGTATCAATTTATCTATTGTTTCTTCATCACTATGTGTTAGTAATTTAAACTCAATAACCTTTTTAGAATTAGGTAATGTGAATGAAAATTTATTTTCACCCTTGAATACTGATTCATCAAACTTAGTATTTTTAAGTTTAGTTAAATCAATTTCTGTTTCTACTGAATCACCTGTATCTGGGTCAGTCAATGTCACAGGATAATCTTTACCATATCCCAAAACACGAGTCCCAATCATTATTGCGTTTTTATCACCAATAAGTAAGTCACCTAACTTAACACCCTCTGTTGCAATAATACTATCTAATAGTCTATCAATTACAACACCTTGTTGTATAAGATTTTGTGAAGTTAAGATATCTTCTTCTTTTGCTGTCATATATTTTACATCAATTGTTCCCTTACTTAAAGGACTATCTTTAGGATATAGTAATCCCTTTGATGGTAAAGATAGCACTTCAGTAGGAAATGCATACTGATTTTCTGCCATGTTATTAATCTCCTTGATTAAGAATTAAATTTAAAACCATATATTATAACTATTTTTGGATTTTCAAAATTTAATTATTTTTTATTTCCAAGAACTTTTTCTGCACCTGCGATACCGAAAGACCCTAAAGTAGTGAATAGAAATGAATTATAAACAACATCATTAATCACTAAATCTTTTCCAAGTATTCCAGTAACGACATCTGCCATTGCGAACATAACCATTATTGTAAATGCTCCGAATCCAATGATTGATTTTTCATTGTAATCGTTATCGTCCTTGAATATTTCCCACATTTTCATATATCTCCGATTGTTAGAATTGTAGTATTGCGTAATCGTAACGAAGTGTTAAAGAAATATCAGCAACATCTGTTCCATTTGCGAAATCTAAATCATTGAAGTTTGCTGATTGAATTTGTGCACCTTTTAATGTCCACTCTTCTACTTTATCACCTACTGGCCCGAGTAAATTGAAAGTAATATCTTTTTTATAGAAATCAGAATATCCATCACGACCTGTTACTGATTCGTGGTGTAATCTTACCCACTCCATAACAGCTTGTGCTCCACTTGGAACAACTGGGTCATATAGAGTTACTTCTAAAGTTTCCCATGCTCCTTTACCTTTAACATATCGTTTTACATTGATATGTTCTAATACGATTTCTTCAAAAGTTATTGTTGGTCTATTCGCAGTCTTTACAAGATATGCTGGAATGCCATCAATGTACATGATGAACCTATTTTTTGTTTTAGGTTCAAACGGGGTATAAAAAATTTCATTTGGGTCAATTAATTCTGCCATTTTATTTCTCCTATTAGGCCAGTTTTACTTTCATATATAAATATAAGAAAAGGAAAAAAAGTGTATTAGTATATTATTATATTTTTAGAAGTTTTTTTGAAGTTTTTTAAAAAAAAGCTTGACATTGGCATTTTTTCTTCATATATTATAGTATGATAATGAGAAAAATAATCGGTAAATATATTATTGGAAAGGGTATTGTTCCTTTTCTAATATGTTTTGAAAAACTTATAAAAAGATTAAGGTTATTTATGTTCAATCAACAAATGGACATATATTATCACTATAAAGATAGACAAGATACTGAATTTTTAAATCATATCAAACTACAGATTAATTACGGAAAGGAAAATTTATAATGGATATTGGAACATTTGCTATTGGTTGTATGAACTATGAAATTACAAGGGACGCAGGTAATTTACCTGAACACGACATTGAGTTCCAAAATGAAACTGGTATTGGGCCAGTATATAATAATGGTAGACCATTAACAAGAGATGAACAGAGAGAAGCTCTTGAAGAAGATGGAAGAATGACACCACAAGAAATAGAAGAGTGGTTAGATTCTTTAGAAATGTAAAAAAAATAAAAAAAAGCTTGACACATATAGTATTTTGTTTGTATATTTAGGTATAAGAAAGGAAAGGAAGTGATTTTATGAATAATCTATAAATGTTACCCTGTTTGAAGTTCACCAAGTTGGGCTGGTAAAAACGAACTAAGGTGTAGAATGTACCAACCACCATACTAAAGTCCTCGGTATGGTGACGAAATAATGAGGCAGATGAGTTAGAGTTCTTATTGATAAAAACTCAATAATTAATGGGTTATGTAGAGTTTCACGATATTAGAAACAACCCTTGTGAGTTAGGTGGTTAAACTCTCAATTTGTGGTTAAGCAGTGTTTCTACATATTTGAAACAGCAACAAAAAACCCCAATCGTAAGACTGGGGTTTTTGTTTATAAGATAATCTATATTATAAATTAAACTTATTCAGGAAATGTTGCTCCTGTTGGTTGAACTACAAAGTCTAATACGATGAATTCAGCAGTTCTTGTAGGTTGGATAAATATCTGACCTACTAACTGATTTCTATCAACAACATCTGGTGTGTTGTTAGATTCATCCATCACAACTCTAAACGCAGTTAAACCACTATTTGCTTGAACTTGTTCTAAGAACGGATTCACAATACCCAAGAAACGATTTCTTGTTGCGGCTGTGTTTTGTTCAAAGACTAAGTATCTTGAAGAAGAAGCAATGAACTTACGAAGTCTAATTAATAGTCTTCTTACATTGATTCTATCAAGAGCACTTGGTTTTCCTTGTAATGTTTTCTGTCCAAACACCACTACACCTTGTGCAGGGAATGAAGCAATTGGATTAACTCTATTTTCATAAAGGTCGTCCCTTTCTGAATGAGTTAGTCTTGTTTTTGCTTCTAATACCCCAAACTGACCTAAACCACCACGATTTAGACCTGCTGGTGCAAACCACTCATGTGAAACTCTATCAGTATTTGCAATTACCGCTGGTAATACAACTGATGGTGGAACCCATGTTGGTTTATTAGTATTGACATCTTGGATTTTGACCCATGGATAATAAGTTGCTGCATAGTTAGTATCTAATGCCTTAATATCTTGGATAGCGTTATCTACTGAACGACCCCATCTTGAACCATCCAATACATAGAATGCATCTGCTCTCGCTTCTGCAACATCTATAGCTTTGTTAGTTACTGATGAGTGATACTCATGGATAATACCAGGTGTCACTATCATGTTGATATCAAACTCGTCTGGATTTGAGATTGCGTTTAGTGCTCGTGTATAAGCTACTGAACCACTTGAAGTTGAAAGTTGACAATCAAATCCTTGTGTGTTTGTTGCTGAAATGTCGTTCCCTACATTCTTTTGTTTTGAAGGATTGAATCCATCAAAACCACCTTGGAATGGAACAACGAATTTTCTTTGTTTAACATGAGATAGTGCCAATGTTACTTTTTCAGTTCCGTCTGAGTAAGTTGAACCTAAGTTTGATGCATCTGCATGACCTAATTGGTCTTCCAAACTCATCGTTACATTATTACCATTTCCAGTTGATGCTGGTAAAGGTTGTAAGTATTGTTTACTATCTTCATTGCTGAAATCAAAACCATAATACACATTTGAACTAAAGTCATTTCTGTCATTTAACTGATTTGACTTGAAGACTGCATTTGGTACAGCTTCTGAACCAGATAAAGAAGTACCGGTGGAAACAGGTAAAGTTAATTTACCAAATCCCATAGGTAATAAATCTTTTGAAATACCTTCAAGATTTCCATAGTCTGATAAGTAGATGTATTTTGATTTATTTGGATAATCACCATTATAGGTTAATTTACCTTGTGAATCAATAGTTACATATCTATCACCAATTGCTCTTGGTAAGTAGTTAACTGAATCCTCATCAAATGTTAGATTTTGGAAATTTTCTAAAATTGTTCCATCATCTGATTCACCAGGATTATTAACTTGAACATTTAAAGTAAATGAACCATAATCACTACCTGGAACATCTGCTGGTATTTTAATATCGGATATACCGACTTTGTAAAGATGATTAACATTTGAACCATGTGAACGAGTATTAACTTTAAATAAGTCTGTTCTCGCATTGTTAAGTACTTGTGATTGAATAGGTGGTGTTGTTGCGACCGCATAATCATGTGTGAAGTCGTCACTACCACTAACAATACTCATACTTACAAATGGTGCAGTATGTCTACCATTATTAGTAATTGTATTATCAAATAATGATGAAAGGTAAACTTTTTTATCAACCGTTGTACCTGATACTTGTGGGTCTGAACTGAATACGGTTCCAATGTAGTCAGCCGAACCACTATCAAGACTAAATGTGATTTCAGTTCCCTTAAGTGTTAAAGTTGCATTATTTGAACTACCCTCTTGTACTAATGATGCACTTGCCGGCCCAGCAATACTATAAGTATCTGGGTCTGAAGCACCTCTTGATGGTTTCAAAACTGCAACGATACTGCTACTTTGTGCAATACCGACATAATCGTTTTGATATCCACCTAATCCAAGAACACGAACAATAGTAACAGAACCTGCTGATTTTAGATATTCTCTAACAGCATAAGGTGTGTAGTAAGATTTGTTAAGTCCACCAAATAAATCTTCATACTCTTGGAAATTACTTACCGTAGTTGGTACAAAAGCAGGCCCTCTTGATGTTGGCCCGATAAATGCTCCACCTATTTCAGAAATCCCTTGTGGTAAGAAAGATAAATCTTTTTCTCGTGTAAATACACCAGGACTTACTATTCTTTCTGCCATTTGTTTTCTCCCTAATGATTACAATTAAGTAATCTTATTTATTTTCGGTTGGTGTAAAAACACCTGTCTCTGGGTCAAGATTTCCTGGCCCATATTTTTCATTTAACGAATTTACTAAGGAAGATTCTGTTTTTTGAATTTCTACATATTGTGCTTCTAACTCTAACTTTTGATTATTAAGTTGTTCTGATTGTTGGTCTAGCAACATTCTACGAACCTCTAATTGACCTAAAGCAAGTTGAGTAGATGCATAATTGTCTCTTAAGTCTCTCAAAGATGTTAATTCTTCTTCAGTAAATTTAATTTCATTCGCCATTTGTATAACTCCTATTAAGTTTATATATAAGTATTAATTTAAATCCCCAAAATGGTTATTTTCGTCTTAAAATTTTTAATTCTCTTTCTAATTTTTTAGTTTTTTTAGTTAATTCTTTGATACCCTCTATAAGTAGTGGTATAATCTTATCATACTGAACACCTTTGTA